CAAAAGAAAGGATAAATGTAAGATTCATACACTACTTAATGAAAAGTACAGGCTTTTAAAATTATCAAGTAGTTAGATGAAATAAAAATATTTAAATCCTAACGATGGTATGGGCATGAAACATACCTGAAAATAAGATAGCTTTAAAAATAATGTATTAGAGTTTTAGAATACTAAGTTAGCATAACTTAGCAAGGAAGAGGTGCGGTATGAAAAATCATATACGTGACTATGCTACTGCTGCATTCCGTTTCTATGCCGAGCAGGATATGTCAGCAGATGAATATAAGAAAAAAATATATGATGAAGCATTGGAAGACTATAAGAAAAGACAGAAGAGTGAAGGAATAAGTTTTCCAATTGAAGCAGCAATAATCAGAGCTGAAAGAGCAGTCAATGAAAAGCTTGCAGAAATTAAAGATATGGAAGCTGTAGAACTTACTGTTGCAGAGCTTAGGGTTAAACCTCAAGGCAAGGCTATTGTACAGGCCATAGAGACTGTTTACTTTAAAGATGCAGATAAGGAATTAGAAAAGGGCGATATACACAGAAGAGTTCATACAGCAGAAATATATATACCTGCAAGTCAGAAAACAGTTTATCGCTGGCTTAGAGATGCAAGAAAATTATTTGCAGAAAAAAGAGGATTGAGAATTTAAATAAAACTTTTTAAAAAGATGACAGTAATGGGGGTATGTCAAGTGCTATAATGTGTATAGTGGCAATTAGTGGGTAAGGCACTTGATTAAGTTCAAGTGCCTTTTGTTATGGGATTATATAGAAGATCGTTAAAGTTTCGTTTAGCGAAGTTATGTATATGGGGAAAACTATTGGTATTACTAGGTTTGTATAAAGATGGAAACTAAAAGCTGTGAGAGTTATGGCTAATTGAGAATAGTTTATCCTAGTAAATGGTAAATAAAAGGTAGAATAAACCAGAAGAAAGGAAGTGAATAATTTATGGTTAGTTCTTCATTAGAAGAAACTTTAAACTTAAACAAAGATAATGAAATAAATAATACTACAGTAGGATATGTTTCAGGAATAAATGAGGAAGCAAAAGGGATTTATTTTGTGGGAGACGAAGGGGAAGAACTTATATTAGGTCCAGAGATGAAGGCAAGGCTTGAATCTTTCAGGGGACATGAAAGGGTAATCTCAAGTAAAGAAGCAGAGAGTATGTTAAAACAAATGAATATAAGAGAAGGAGATAGTAATGGAATTAAATAAGCCAATGCTTTATAACTGCAATGAGGTGATGCTATGAATAAAGTTGCATGTGATAAATGCGGTAAAAAGTTTGAGATAAACCTTAAGACCAGAAGACTTCCACTTGATGTAAGAGAAGCTTACTTTATATGTCCACACTGCAATGAAAGGTATGTCTGCTATTATACAGACCCACAGATAAGAGAAAAGCAAAAAGAGATTAATAAATTGCAGGATGAATGCTGGAAGATTAAAAGTCCAGCTGAAAAAGCTGATATGGAATTAAAGATTATGAGGTTTAAGGATGAAATAGGAGCAGATATGGAAGAATTAAAGAAAAGAGTCTAATAGGTTAAAAGCTTGTTCTATTGTAAAAAGGACAGGCTTTTTTATTTTGAGAATATAAGGTGGTGACTGTAAGACTTGGCCAGACCAAGAGATGAATATGACAATATATATAAATCTAGAAGATGGCAGAGAGTAAGGAAGATAGTATTAATTAGGGATAATTACTTATGCCAGCCATGTTTAAGGCGTGGGTTAATTAAGGAAGCCAATACAGTTCATCATATAGTGGAGTTAAGAAAAGATTTAAGCAAAGCTTTTGAACTGGATAACTTGGAGTCTATATGTCCTGCTTGTCATAACAAAGAGCATCCTGAACGTAATGGAAGCAAGAAGAAGAAAAAAAGACGAGATATTTATAAATTTTACAATAATGACATTGTATAAAATAATTGTAAATAAATAGAAACGAGTAGCCCCCCTGCCAATAAATAATTACCATTAATTGGCGTAGACCGGGTGGTGACCCTCCCTTTACAATAAATTCGCAGATGAAATTTTTTTGAGAGGGAATTTTTGACTATTTTATTGTTGCATTTTACATTATGTGGAAAGGTGGTGAAGAAAATGCCAACTCCAGCAAAATCGATTAAACTTCAATTATTAAACGGAAATAAAAATCACAGGACTAAAAAAGAAATAGAAAAACGTGTAAAAAATGAAGAAAAGCTAAAAATAGGACATGATAATGTAAAACCACCTCCATGGCTTGATATAACGGCTCAAAAAGAATTTAAAAGAGTTTCTGAACTGCTGATTTCTGTTGAATTAATGACAGATGCGGATGTTACACATCTTGCGTTATACTGTGATACTTATTCCCAATATCTTTCCTATAAAAGACAGGTCAAAAAGTACGGAATGTGGACTGGCGGCAAGCCCAATCCATTTATTAAAAAAATGAGTGAAATGGCAAGACAGCTCAGAGGTTTTGCTGCTGATTTAGGATTGTCACCATCTGCCAGAGCAAGACTTGCAATTAACTTAGAATGTACAGATGAGGATGAAGATGACTTCTAAACTTCTTGAAATGTCCTATACTGCACTTACTAGATGGTGGGAAAACTATAAAAATGAACAAAAAGAATGGGGTGGAATACTTGAGCAGCCATATCCGGAACTTTTAACGACCTGGTATGCTGAAAGACTTATTGACAAAACCATACCTGCAAACAAAGAAAATATCCTGGCAGCTAAAAGGCATCTTAAAGATTTAGAAAGACAAGGTACAGATGATTTTCCCTGGATATTTGACGAAGAAAAAGGACATAGGCCGATAAGATTTATTGAAAAAAAATGCAAGCCTTCCAAGGGAGATTTTGAACAACTCGTATTGCAACCCTGGGAACATTTTGTTGTTGGTTCTTTATACGGATGGGTGCATAAAGACACTGGATTAAGGCGTTTTCGTGAAGGATTAATATTTGTAGGGAGGAAAAACGGTAAAGCTTTAGATCTTGATACCCCGATAGATACTCCGACAGGTTGGAAAACCATGAGGGATATAGAATGCGGAGATTATGTGTTTGGTGTGGATGGGAAACCAACCAAGGTAATTGGCACAAGTGACATAATGGTAAACCATGAGTGCTATAAGGTTACATTTGAAGATGGTGAGTTTATAATTGCTGACACCGAACATATTTGGACAGTTACAACTAAGAGCAGTAGAAAGACATTAAAATATAAACCTTTAAAAGGTAGACAGCTACTAAGGCCGGATTATAGGGAAAGCAATGGATATTTTGATGTGACTACCGGTGAAATGGCAAAGAACTTTAAACATTTCAGAAAAGATGGCAAAGGTATAGAGTATAAATATAGAGTTCCGATGGCAGGAGCTGTTGAATATGAAGAAAAAGATTTGATTTTAGATCCTTATATATTAGGGGTTTGGATTGGTAACGGGGCTTCAGCCAGTGCCCGTATAACGGCTTCAGTTAATGATACAGAAATTATTGAGCATGTGCAAAAAATAGGGGTATCTGTTAACATATACGAGCGAAAACCCAATGTACTGACAGTTACCTTACGAGAACCACTATTAGATAAATACTGCCATAGAGGGCATTTAAAAATAAAAGTGTATGATAGCAGAGGCAAGTGTAAAGCCTGCGCAAGAGAAATTGATTATGCTCATAGACATAATTTACCGCGACCAGAATACAAAATTCTCACAATACAAGAGAAGCTTAGGAAACTTGGGGTATTAAATAACAAGCATATTCCTGAAATATATTTAAGAGCTTCTCTGGAACAAAGATATGAGTTATTAAAAGGTTTGATGGATACTGATGGTTATTGTAGTAAGGCCGGTCAATGTGAATTTGTTCAAAAAAATAAAATAATAATAGATGGATTTAGTAATTTGTTATCTTCTTTAGGAATTAAACATTCCATAAGAAAAAAGCAGGCTAAGTGTAATGAGAAAAAAAGCACTGTTCATTCAGTGCTTTTTTATGTTGATAAAGAACATTCGTGTTTTAAATTAAAGAGAAAACACAAAAGGCTAAAAGACAAGCTCTCGGATAGAATGAAGAACAAAAGTGTAATCAATATTGAAAAATATAAGAGTGTACCTGTTAAATGTATTGCTGTAGAAGATGAAAAAAAACTGTATTTAGCAGGCAAAAACCATACAGCAACGCATAATACTACCCTTATTAGTGGTATTTCTAACTATTCAGTGGGTTTTGATAATGAAAATGGTGCTAGGGTTTATGTACTCGCCAATTCAAAGGAACAGGCCCATGAGCTATTCGATGAAGCCAAAGCAATGGTTGAGAAATCACCATTTCTTAGAAAAAGATATAAAGCTCAAAGAAACGTTATAAAGTATGAAGATAAATTTTCAGAAATTCAGGCGAGAGCTTCAGACAGTAAAAGACTGGATGGTCTTAATACGCACCTTGGAATTTTTGATGAAATTCACGAATTTGATGATTTTAAACTCATAAATGTAATAAAAAAGTCAAGGGGGACAAGAAAGCAGCCTTTAATTATCTATATAACCACTGCAGGATATGTTTTGGATGGGCCATTGATGCAGTTTTATGATGATGGCAAGGAATGCCTTGAAAATATAGAGGATAATATCGACGAGAGAACTTTTTATTATATGGCCAAACTTGATAATATAGAAGAAGTTGAAAATCCGGAACTATGGATTAAGGCTAATCCTAATATTGGCTTAATGGATTTTGTAAGTCTTGTTACTGACTGGAAGAAAGACAGGAAAAGTCCTCAGGAAAGAGCTGATTGGATAACAAAACAGTTTAATATTTTTTCTGATGTTACTGAATTATCTCTTGTAGATATAGAAACAATCAATAAAAACAGCAAAACATTAGATATAAACACCCTGAAGGGCTGTGAATGCACAGGTGGTTACGACCTTTCGGAGACAGAAGATTTTACAGCTGCAGTATTGGAATTTCCATTGCAGACAAGTGAAGTCTTTATTTTATGCCATTCATGGATTCCAAAGGCGAGGTATGACAGGGATAAAAATAAACAGAGATTAGACGAGTGGATAAAAGCTGGTGACTTGACTGTAGTCCCTGGAATGTATGTAAAAGATATTTATGTCCAGGAATGGTTTCAAGAACAGTCAAAAATCTATAAGATAAACAAAATAATGTACGATCCAGCCAAGGCATTGAGGTTAAATGAAGCCTTAAAAGACCTTGGCTTTAAAACTGAAATAGTAAGGCAGGGATTTATTACTTTAGGTGGACCATTACAAGATTTTAAACAAATGCTTTTAGACGGAAAAGTAATTTTCAATAATAGCAAAATCTATAGATGGTACTTGAATAATGTAAAACTTGTTGAGGATAGAAATAAAAATTGGATACCTACAAAGCAAGGCAAAAATAGAAAAATTGATGGTTTTGCGGCTACTTTAGATGCCCATGTTGATGTAATTAATAAATTAGTGAAACCTAAAGGTCCTGCAAAAGTTAGTTTTGCATCCATAAGGAGGAGGTGAGGGAGATTAATTTATTTGGGAAAGTAAAAAATGTATTTAAGTCTAATAGGATAAGGGCACAGACAACTAGCACTCCGGTTTTTCAAAGGTTTGCCAAATGGATAGGGCGTACATTTTGGGGTATAGATAATAGCACATTATCAAATAATGAACTAATTTTCAGTATTATAAGTCGTATAAGTAACACGTTTGCTTCATTACCTGTAAAAGTTTATCAAAATTATGAGGAAGTTCATAATGATATCTCTGATTTGGTAAGTAATTCACCAAATCAGAATATGACAAGCTTTGAATTCCATCAAAAGATGGAAACAGATAGAAATGAGCATGGTAATGCTTATGCACTAATTGAAAGGGATATAAGACTGAATCCTGTAAGTTTAATTCCAATACCTCCTTGTTATGTAATGCCATTTATGAATATTGATGATGGTTCATTGTGGTACGAGGTAAATATAAATGGTTCGACTAGATATATATATAATACTGAAATTATACATGTAAAGCATATAACCGGTTCATCAAGACTTGCGGGTATCAGTCCTATAAAGGTATTGACCAATGCTTTAAAGTACGATAAGGCAGTTCAGGAATTTTCCCTTAAGGAAATGGATAAAATTGATAGTTTCAAGATTAAATATGATGCTAATTTAGGGAAAGAAAAGCAGGAAGCTATTGTTGATAATTTAAGACAATTTATTTCCGATAACGGTGGAGCTTTGTTTGAGGAAAATGGTGTTACTATAGATGAAATACAGAGAGGGTATACATCTGCCGACACCATAAATTCAGAGAAAATAACCAGAACTAAAATGGCCAATGTATTCACTGTTCCTGTTGCGTTTGTAAATGAAGTTGAAGGACAGTCCTATTCCAGTAATGAGCAGGTAATGATTCAATATGTGCAGATGAGATTGACACCGGATGTTAGACAATATGAGCAGGAATACAATAGAAAGCTTTTAAATCCCATTCAAAGAAAACAAGGACAATATTTTAAATTTTCCGTAAACGCACTTCTTAGAGGTGATATGGCGGCAAGAACTGCATTTTATCAATCCGGTGTAAGAAATGGGTATTTAAAACAGGATGAAGTTAGGATGCTGGAGGATTACCCACCTGCAGGTGGTAATGCAAATAAACTCTGGGTAAGTGGTGACTTATATCCTATAGATATGGACCCGTCATTAAGGAAAGGAGGAGATAATAGTGGCACAAAAACAAAAATTTTGGCAAATGAAAATGTCAGCTGATGATGATAAACAAGCTGACATTTTTATTTATGGAGAAATTGTAAGTTATAAGTGGGACGATACCGATACTACAGCAGCATCTTTCAAGAAGGACTTGGATGACTTGGGAGATGTGAATACTATAAATCTGCACATTAATTCTCCAGGAGGAAATGTATTTGAAGGAGTGGCCATAGGTAATATGTTAAAGCAACACAAAGCACAGGTTAATGTCTATGTTGATGCTTTGGCAGCCAGTATTGCAAGCATAATTGCCATGAGTGGAAATACTATTTTAATGCCTAAAAATTCAATGATGATGATTCATAATCCTTTAAGCATTGCATGGGGTAATGCAAAAGATTTTAGAAAAAAAGCTGACGATTTAGATAAAATTGGACTATCTATGCAGACTACTTATCTAAATAAGGCTGGTGATAAATTAGACCAAGACACCTTGCAAAAGCTTATGGATAATGATACTTGGTTATCTGCTGATGATGCATATTCATATGGTTTGTGTGATGTTGTGGAAGAAGAAAATAATATAGCAGCATGTATAAGTGAAGAATTATTTTCTAAATATCGCAATGTTCCTAAAACATTGTTGACAAGAAATATTACTAATTCAATTTCAGTATTGGAAATGGGGGAAAGAAAGAAATTAGCTGAGCAGGCAAGACAGAATATTGAATATACAAAAACAATTTTAGGGGGAATTTATAATGGCGAAAACATTGTTTGAAATGAAACAGGATCTTATTACCATAGGAACACAGTTACAGAAAGTAGAAAATGAAATAGCTGAAAAGGCTGTTGACCCAAAGGTTACAACTGACGATCTTAACAAACTGACTGCTACCAAGGCAGACCTGAAGACGAGATTTGATCTACTAAAAGCACAGCATGATCAACTTGAAGCAGAACAGAAAACAGCACTTGCAGCAAAACAGGCATCAACTAAAAAAGTACTTGATGGCGCAGATGATGAAAAAGCAAAAATAATCAAAGCAAAAGCATTTCTAATAAAAGCTGTAATGACTAAACAACCTATACCAGATGATGTTAAGGCAATTTTGGGAACGAATGTTCAAAACGCTCTTGGTGCTGGCAGCTCTTTAGGAAATGGTGACAAGTTACTACCCTCAACTATGACGCAGGAGTTATTAACTGAACCTATGGCAACAAACCCACTAAGAGGAATTTCCACATTTACTAATATTACTAATTTAGAAATTCCTAAATTACTATTTACCCTTGATGATGATGATTTTTTAGCTGATGATAGTGCAACGGCCAAGGAATTAGTAGCTGAAGGGGATACTGTATCATTTATAAGAAATAAATTTAAAGTGTTCTGTGATATTACCGAGACTGTTTTAAATGGTACTGAAACTAATCTGGTCGCTACGGTACAAGCCGGATTGCAAAGTGGACTTGCCAAAAAGGAAAAAAAGGTAGCCTTTGAATCAACTACGCCAACAGATATGAGTTTTTATAAGAAAAATGAGGCAGGAACAGATTATTTGATTACTAAAAAAACTGGTTCAACTATGTATGAAGCAATAATGGCGGCTTTAGCAGATTTGGAAGATGATTATGCTGAAAATGCGAAGATAGTCATGAAGAAAGCTGATTATTTTACAATGATAAAAGAACTGGCAAATAACAATACCGCCCTATTTGTAGCACCACCTGAACAGATACTAGGGGCACCTGTGGTATTCTGTGATTTAGCTACAGTACCGGTAGTGGGAGATTTTAGGTACTCTCACTATAACTATGATTTAAACATGATTTATGACCAGGACAAGAATGTTAAAACAGGTATTGAGAGTTTTGTTTTAACTGCATGGATTGATCATAAGATTAAATTGAAATCTGCATTCAGATTAGCTGTAGTCACTCCCTAGTCAGCCCCAAGTACCAACTGCCCCAACAAATTTAGCAGGAACGACTACAATCACCCAGGCTAATTTGACATGGGATGCAGTTGAGGGGGCAACTCAATATAACATCTATAGAGATGGTGCGAAGGTGGGTGAAAGTGAAACTAATTCCTATGAAGATACTGGATTAACAGCTTCAACAACCTATGAATATAAAGTATCGGCTGTAAATGCCGTAGGAGAGAGTGCTTTAAGTGATAAATTACCATTAACGACCCAACCTTCAACTTAAAGGAATTGGGGCGATATAAATGATTGGTTTGAATGAACTTAAACTGGCGCTTAGAATTGATACTTCAGATGACGATCCGTTATTAAATATATTCATGGGTACAGCTTCTGACTATGTAAAAGGTGCGATAGGGGACAGGATTCCTGACTTTTACGACAACAACTTCAAATTTGATACTGCAGTTATTCTGCTAACGGATCATTATTATAAAACACGTTCTGCAACAGACGAAACGGACTTAAAAAAAGTTCCTTTCGGGGTTACGACGCTTATACTTCAGATGAAAGGGGATTATCTATATGCATTACAGCAATCAAGCGCAGACAGCGCAACTTAATAATAGAATAATCCTTCAAAAATATGTTACCGTTACTAATGATAATGATTTTAGTATTAAAGAATGGCAGGATTATAAACCCATATGGGCCGCAGCTAAAAATTTACATGGCGAGGAATACTATGCAGCAGGAGAAGAGCAATCCAAAAAAACTGCAATCTTTACAATTCGTTACAGGAGGGACATAGATGAAAGTATGAGGATTAAATTTGGCAAAAGAATTGTTGACGAAAAAGAGATTGATAGAATCTATGAAATTACTTTCATAGATGACATTAAATATCAACGTGAGTTTATGGAAATTAAAGTTTTAGAGATATTTCCCGAGTAGTTAAAACTAAATATTAACGAGGGAGGTGGTATTATGGGTGTAGATATTACGCTTGAAGGAATGGACAAATTGATTGACAAGGTACAGGAGCTTGGAAGAAAAGGTGCAAGCATACAAAATGCTGCACTTAAGGCAGCAGCTCAACCAGTAGCAGAGGAAATGAGAAATACTGTTGGTGTTAGCGATATTAACGAGAAACACATTAGAGATGATATACAAATCTCTGGCGTAAAAACAGAGAGTGGAAGAAAATATATAAGAGTTGGCCCGGGAAAAGAAACTAACTGGAGAGCAAAATTTCCTGAGTTTGGTACTTCTAAAATGAGCGCAAGGCCTTTTATGGGTCCTGCTTATGAAAACAAGAAGGATGAAGCTAAGCAAATTATAAAAGAAATATTAAAAGAAGGATTAGGGCTATGAATAAATTATCTACTGTATTACAGCCCACAGGAGTAGAGGTAAGTAGGTTGAATTATGCAGGAACTGCCGATCCTTATATCGTTTGGTTCATTTACAATGAAAATGGAGAAGCTTTTGCTGAAAATGTAGAAATAGAAACTGGATATTATATTCAAGTTGACATTTATACAAAAGGTGATTTTACAAGTCTATACAAGCAAGTGTTGGAGCTTATGACAGCAGCAGGATATTATAGGACATTCACAACGGAAACGTACGAAGCAGATACAAAACTAAACCACAAAATAATTAGGTTTAAATATGTTGAGAGTTCTCAAAATTGAGAGCTTTTTTATTTTGTTAAAAAAAGGAGTGATTATATATGCCTTTAATGGGTATAGAAAAGCTTTATGTAGCAAAACAGACAACAGATACAATTGCAGGTATGACATTTACTACACCACAGTATTTTAAGAATGTTCAAGAACTTTCTATAAAACCAAAAACAAATAGTGCGAAAGCTTATGCAGAAAACAGGTTGGTAGATCAAGCTACTCAGTTTGATAGTGCAGATATATCTATGAGTAGATACGATATGTCCAGTGCTGAGAGGGCTTTCGTTTTGGGTCAGAGTTTAACTGCAACAGGAGGAACTGTCAGTGCAGATTCAGATACTCCTCCATTTATTGCCCTTCTTTATAAATCTCCTATAAAAGTTAATGGAGTTTTGGGGTATAGGTATGGAGTAATATACAAAACAATGTTTGAGCCACCAGATGAAGACATGAAAACATTAGAGGGCAAACCTGATTTGTCAGAAGTCCCTAAATTGAGTGGTACAGCACAGCCAACCGAATGGTCATTCCAGGATGGAAATAAAACAAAGCATCCATGGGAATATCACGTTGACACTACAGACCCTAATTGCCCGGAAGATATTGACGACTGGTGGTTTGATAGTGTTGCAATGCCTTCCCTTACTGCTATAAATGCACTGGAGCTGTCTTCTAGTACTCCATCCGATAGTGCTACAGCAATTGCATTAGATACAAAACCAACCTTAACATTTAATAATGGTATTGCAGATTATAGTAATGTATTATTGTTGAATGTTACAGATGGTGTTTTGGTTGCAAATACAATGGAACTTAATGACACTGGCAAGATTTTAACTATAACACCAAGTGCCAATTTGGTAGTGCAAAAAACATATCAGATCGTTGTACAGGGTGTAAAAGATGTTTATGGACAATCTTTAGGAACACAATTAATTAGATTTACTACGGTGGATGCTTAATATGGAGGGTTTATACCCTCTTTGCTATTAAATTAAAAATAATATAGAAGGGAAGTTAAAAATATGAGTGAAAATACAGATATGAAGCAATTAGGTGTTGAAGTAGAGCTTGATAGAAAGAGAAGATTAGTATTTGATTTAAATGCTCTTTGCGATATAGAGGAAAAGTATGAAAGTGTAGATAATGCAATTAAAGCTGTTGGTAAGTTTGGTAAAGGAGGTATGAAAGATCTAAGATATATGTTGTGGAAAGGTCTGTCTAATGAAGATGAAAAACTAACTGAAGAGGATGCAGGACGTTTAATGGATACTCCTATGCTTGGAGTGTTAACCGATAAATTATTGTTGGCGCTGGGTATTTCACTTCCCCCAAAAAATGAATCAAAAAACGAGGAAACCAAGGGAACGGATGCGGCGAAGAAGTAAGATTTCCTTGGGCACGTATGATTATTATAGCTACAACATGTTTAAATATGACGGAAGAAAAATTCTGGAGAACAACTCCTAGAAAATTCTTTTCATTGTGGCATGAATATAAAATATTCTATGGTCTCGAAAAAGAAGAGAAGGTCTTATATGCCAATGAGATTTTTTGATGTAGTGGAAATATATTCTCCTTTTTGATATTATAGAAATATATTACAAAAGGGGGATTTATTTATGAAAAAAACTGCTTTTATTTTAGGAACAATTGCTGGCATTGTTGGTATAATTAGCTGTGGTATTCTACTGTATGTTGGCTTAAATACAACGGTAGATCATGATAATGTTTATAGCGTTATCATTATATCTTTTATTGGACTTATTTTACAGATAGTTGGGCTGGTATATGCTCTAATGGTTGAAAGTAAAACTGAAATAGCAGGAAAAGTTATGATAGTTGCAGGAATATCTGATTTGATTGTGTCCTTCTTTTCAATATTAGGAGACAGCCCAGTAACATTTATAATATGCTTTGTAGTATTTGTTTTATTTTTAATTTCTGGTATATTTGCAATTAAAGCGTCTAAGGAAACTATTACAGAATGAAGAATAATATTTAAACTTAAACCAAAGTTGCTCACTCTAAGTATATAATGTTCTCCCTAAATTGTTGTATTATGGAATAGCATGGACAATATAATGTTAAAGGGTTATGTCGCTAAAGGAGCTATTGTAATCAGATATAGCGATGGAACAAGTTTAAAATTAATAAAATAATATTTAAAAAGTCTTAGAAATAAGGCTTTTTTATTTTTCCTCAAAAAGGAGGTGAAATAATGCCGGAAAATGAAGATGTTGGAAGCCTTGCAGTCAAAATAGCCATGGAAGACAGTTCTTTTCAAGCCGGATTGCAAAACTTAAGGCGTAATATGTCTGTGATAGATAGTAGCTTTAAAGAAAGCGTTGCAGGTCTTAAAGATTGGGGAAAAAATTTAGATTCTCTACAGAGCAATGCCAGTGCTTTGGGTGAAAAAATTGAGTTACAAAAGCAGATAATAGAAAAATATCAGCAGCAACTTGAAAAATCCAAAAGCAATTTAGATAACAACTCCAAGGCCATGATGGATTTAAAATCTAAAGTTGATGAAGCAAAAACAGCATGGCAGGAAGCAGCAGCAAGTGAAGATAAAAATTCAGAAAGTACCAAAAAATTAAAACAGACTTATGATGAACTTAATAAGCAATATACAGATTCGGAGCAAAAAGTAAGAAATAATGCAAAAAGTATAGACGGATATACAATACAGGTTAACAATGCAACCTCTAAATTAAAGGGACTCGAAAATCAACTTCAAGAAACAAACAATAAAATAAATAACTTCAAATGGGCATCTGTAACGAGTTCATTGGAAGAAAATAGTAAAAAATTTGAATCTGTTAGTGTTGGAGCAAGCAAGGTAGGAGACGGCTTGCTCCGTTTGTCTGCGCCTTTAGTTGGCGTTGGAATCGCTGCATCAAAAATAGGAAATGATTTTGAAACTTCTATGTCACAGGCTGCAGGTGCTTTAGAGAAACCTATAGCGCAGATGGGAAGTTTACGTGAACTTGCCTTAAAAACTGGACAAGATACTCAATTTTCTGCAACACAAGCAGGAAATGCCATAACAGAACTTGCAAAAGGTGGCTTGACAGAAGCGCAAATAAAAGGTGGAGCACTTAAATCTACAATGGATTTAGCTGCTTCTTCTGGAATGGAACTGGGGGTTTCTGCAAATACTGTTGTACAGGCAATGGGTGCCTTTGGGCTTTCTGCCGACCAAGCCAGTCAGGCAGTAAATGCTCTTGCTGGAGCTGCAGCAGCTTCCAGTACAGATGTTGAACCACTATCACAAGGTTTAGCTCAATGTTCAGCACAAGCAAAACTAGTAAATTGGTCTATCCAAGATACGGTTGCAGTTCTGGGAGAATTTGCAGATGCTGGAGTGGTTGGAAGTGATGCTGGAACATCTCTTAAAACTATGCTTCAAAGGCTAGGAGCTCCAACGGATGATGCTGCTACAAAAATGGAATCATTAAAAATCAATGTTTGGGATAGTAATGGACATATGAAAAATGCAGCTGGTATTGCAGAGGAATTACAATCTAAAATGAGTGGACTGTCAGATGCAGAAAAACAGGCTGCAATGAATACAATCTTCGGAAGTGATGCAACTCGTGCAGCTAGTATTTTAATGGCTAATGGTGCCAAAGGATTAGAAAAATATACAAATGCTACAAATGACCAGAGTGCTGCATCCAGGCTGGCAGCAAGTCAGATGGGTGAAACCAGTAAATCTATCGAACAGATGCTTGGTTCATTAGAAACAGCAGGAATAAAGCTCCAAGAAGCGTTGGCACCGACTATAAAATCTGTTGCCGATAGTGTTGGTAATCTTGCCGATTCTTTTGGAAATTTAAGCCCTGGAACGCAAAAATTAATAGTAGATTTTGCAGGAATTACTTTAGCAGCAGGAGGTACCTTAAAAGTATTCGGTGGCTTGGCTAAAAGTGGAAGTAATATTTTAGATTTTCTTGGTAAGTTTACAGGGAAGGCTGCTGCCGCAAGTGCCGCCGCAGGAGCCGCAGCAACAGCAGTAGAAGGAGTTGCTGCAGCAGAAGCTGGAGCTGGTGCAGCCGCTGGTGTTGCTGCTACAGGAGGACTTGGGGCTTTTGCAGCAAGCTTAGGAAGTGCAGCATTGGCAGTAGGACCATATGTACTTGCCATTGCTGGAGTTGCGGCGGCCGGATATGGTGTATATAAAGCCTATAAATACGCCACAGACCAGACAATACCACAGGTAGATTTGTTTGCGGATAAAGTTGAACAGACTTCAAAACGTGTTCAACTTGCACAAGGCCAGACATCACAATCGTTTCAAAAACAGACTATTACAATCAGTGAAAGCACGCAAAAAGCAGTATCAGCCTATGTGAAATTAAATGACAGTGTGACAAAAACCCAACAAAGCATATCTGTAAATTCCGAAAAATTTACTACTCAAACTAAAAACACCGTAATTAAAAATTTCACAGATATTGTAAACCAGTCAAATAAGCTTGATAGTGAAATGAAAACAAATAAAATTAAAGCTTTCACTGATATGGTTAATAACACCAATAATCTAACTGCTAAAAATAAAACTTCTATAGTGAATCAGTACAAACAAATGCTTTCCCAAGTAGGGAATATAAGTGAACAACAAAAAAATGAACTGGTTAAAGATTTTCAGGATACATTGACTAAATCTGTGGGAATTACGCAACAGCAAGTTAACCAAGTAAAGTCAAAATATGATCAAATGACCCAAATGGTTAATGCTGCGGTAGATGAAAGAACACAGCATGAAACAAAAACGTTGCAGGATTTATTTTCCAAAAGTACATCTATAACAGATAAAGAACAACAAACTATTCTACAAAGCGTATCTCAAAAGGGAGAAGAGAAAAAACAAAAAATATCGGATTTAGAAAATCAGATATTAACTATATATCAAACTGCTTCCAATAATCATAGAGATTTGTCATCCGCAGAGAAACAATTAGTCAACCAAATTCAAACGGAGATGGAACAAAATGCTGTTCAAACTCTAAGCAAAAGCGAAGTTGAGAGTAAAGTAATCCTTGAAAGATTAAAGGAATATAATGGAAGCATTACATTGCAACAGGCGAGCGACACTATTCAAAATGCTGAAAAAGCTCGTCAAGGTTCAGTTAAAGCTGCCAATGACAAATATAATGAAACAGTCGCTGCAATAATTCAGGAAAGAGATGGAGCGCATTCTATTAGCGCAGATCAAGCTGATAAAATGATTGCTGAGGCTGAAAGGCAACGCAAAGATAGTGTCCAAAAAGCTAACGATCTAAAAGAGGGCGTTGTTGAAAAGGTTAAAGGCATGAATCATGATGTAGAGGAAAACATTAATACTTCTACAGGAAATATGTTATCTCCTTGGGAAAAATTAACTGAAAATATAAAAAAGAAATGGGAAGGTCTTAAAACTTGGTTTACTAATAATCCAATAGTAGCTGCAGTGAAGGCAATATCAGGTGCATCTAATACTGGTATTTTAGGAAATATACTGGGAGGTTTCGCAGAGGGTACAGATTATGCACCACCGGGATGGCACTGGGTTGGTGAAGAAGGGCCAGAACTTTTCAATTTTGCAGGCGGCGAACAGGTTATTAATGCCAAAGATTCTAAGGACATTATGGAGCAAATGCAAAATGGAGGCAAAACAAAAACCGCCAGTACTACAACCAGTACTGCAACACAGATGAAATCCACTGAACAGTATGCCGAAAATCTGAATACTAGCCTCGGAACTGGTATTACAAATAGCATTAATGATGTTGTGGCTCCTTTAAATGAGCTTATAACTAAATTGAATACCTTAATGACTAATTTTGCTACCCAATATACAGAATATGGGGAGCAGAATGTTAAAAACTTAGGTGATGGAATTACACAAAGTCAAGGCACAGCCACAGCACCACTTAACGCCCTTACTGAAAAGCTTGGGAATAATTTAGATGCATTTTCTACTAGTGCCTCTAAATATGGTGTACAAACAAGCAATAATATTGGTGATGGTATAACAGATAATTCTGATGCTGTAATAAACGCAGGAAATAATATAACAGATACTTTGGATGCAAGTTTAACTAAATTCGTGTCTGATTCAGGGGACTATGGAATTAATACAGACACCAATATAAGTAATGGCATAACAAGTAACTTGAACATGGTAACAGGTGCCGTAGAAGATATGGCAGATACTTTAAATAGTAATTTAACTGCCTTTGCTTCTGATGCCCTAAATTATGGCTTGGATTCTGACACGAGTATAGGGAATGGTATAACCAATAATTTAAATGCAGTTATAGGTGCCCAAAGTAATTTAACTGATACCCTGGACAAAAATTTAGATACTTTTGCAAGCAATTCCATTAACTATGGATTAAATACAGATACTAATATTGGAAGTGGAATAAGTAATAATGCTAACGCAGTTATAAACGCACAGAATAATGTAACTACTACACTTGGAAATAACTTAACTGCTTTTGCGTCGGCGGCTACACAATATGGCCAAAGTACAGATACATCTATAGCAAATGGTATAACAAATACTGCAGGCAATGTTACAGGAGCAGGTAATAATTTAACGTCTACATTGGGAAATAATTTTAATACTTTTGCACAAGGTTGTACCCAATATGGAACAGGTGTTACGAATTCGATAGCCGAGGGTATGAGATCTGCTGAAGCCAATGCTGTTAGTATAGCCAAAGAACTTACCCAAAAGATTATTGAAGCCCTTACTGGTCCTGATGGATTTGATATACATTCACCGTCCAGAAAAACAACATGGATAGGTGAAATGGCTATAGAAGGGCTTATAAATGGTTTAGATTCCCAAGATGCCCTAGCTTTCTTCCAAAACAAAATAGGAAGTGCAATATCTGGTGTAGGGGGGAATGTAACCAACTGGTTAAGCGCAGCTCTAGCTATTACAGGAACTCCTATGAATTGGCTACCTGGACTGGAAAGGCTAGTTCAGGCTGAATCTGGTGGAGATCCCATGGCAGTAAACCCTCAAAGTGTTAATGGTGAACATGCTTCAGGATTGCTCCAAACATTATATTCAACATTTGAATCCTATAGGTTGCCTTCACTTCCTGACAATATGTTCAATCCTATTGCTGATGCAGCAGCAGCCATAGAATATATAAAAGCTACGTATGGAAGTGTATATAACACTCCACTTTTTACAAGTGGCGGTGCTTACGTGGGTTACGAAACTGGAACTGATAATGCAACTGCAGGGGTTCATCCAGTGGCCGAAAATGGGTTCGAAATAGTAATGAACAAAACACTGGGATTGTTTAGTGGAGGAGAAACAGTCTTAAATAATTCCGATTCGACCGAGCTTTTAAACAGTATTGGAGCTCTTAGCTCTGGTTCCACGACCTTAGGCGCAGATATAGTTAAAAATATTGCAAGTGGTATAACAAGCAATATGGATGTTTTAAAAAATGCTATCCAGGGACTTACAGGTACAGTATCGCAAGATTTAGATACAGGTCTGGCAAAAGCAGCCACTTCTGAATCTGATTTTATGCAGTTACTCGCCGATACCATGAATCAAAATAGTGATAAACCCGCAGAGGTAACTAAAAAAGTAGCTGACTTGGTATCGCAAAGGGTAAATGCCATAAAGGATAACCTGGCGGCACAGGTAAAAGATTTAAATAATCAACTGTATAATTTGGGCCAGCAGGAAGATGTTTCTTTAAGGGGTGTAAAAGGTGCCGATAAATATGCCATCCAGGACGAATATGAAGCTAAAAAGAAAACTATAAAAGATGAAATAGCCCTCAGAAAAGAACAGGCTGACAAGGAAATAGATGAAATACAGAAAATAGGAAAAATGTCTAAGGAACAGATACAAGAGGAAATAGACGCTAAAAAGCAGGCTGTAACTGACATAGACAAATTAAATGATGTCCTCGTAAAATCGATTGAAAGAAAGTTAAATGCCGAAAAAGAAGCTGCAATTGAAAGTGCCAACCTAAAGGCCAAGGAAGAAAAACTTACTAAAGACCAGTTAAGTAATTTGCTAGAATATGTAAATAATTACTATGCAGAAAAGTTGGATAAAGACGCCATAGCAGCACAGGCAGAACAATTGATTACATCTAAAAGCCAGGATACAATCATTAATTTGCTTAGTCAGTATGGTAATTTATATGAAGATAGTGGACTTACGCTTGGACAAAGGTTAACCACAGGCGTTAAGAGTTGGACAGATTTGATACCTGGTATAGTGGGTAATGCCATGCAGAATGTACAGGCAGAAGTACAGACAGCAGCTGTAAATGTACAAAGTACCTTAGGTAATATAATGCAAAACATATCAACCGTAGGTGCTGCAGGGGCACAGCTTGCAGGAGTGGATACAAGTAGTTTTGATGATATATTCTCTAAATGGAAAGATTCCGGCATGGGGAGCTTGGATATTGAAGAAGACCCTGTACAAAAAATAGAAGATAAATATAAAGATGCATTTAATGAAATAGAGCTTGAAATGATTAAGTTAGGCAAAGATACTTACAGTACTACAGAAGAATTGGAAAAGCAGCAGGATACTATTGATTTGCAGAATAAGAAGCTTTCTGAAATGCAAAAGGAATATAAGGAAGTTGTAAACGCTGTTGGTTCTACTGATGATAGTGCAATTCAATTAGAGAAGGATATAGCAAGTCTGACTGTTGAAATAGAAAATAGCACTAAAAAATTGCAGCAGGATACTATAACGAATGAATACCAGAGTGCTATAGATAGTATTGATGATGCAATCTCAAAACTTGATGTGGATACTAAAAGTCTCAGTGATGAGCTGGATAAACAAAATAATATCTATGATGAAAATATGAAGAAACTTTCATTTATGAAAGAAGAATACTCTGAACTTGTGAAGATATTTGGTGAAAATTCTGATGCTGCACTGGGTTTAGGAGAAGATATAAAGGATTTGACATCTACAATAACTGGAAATGTAACAGAAGCAAGACAAAATATCAGTGATGGTATAGATGATTTTACAGCGAAGGTAAAAGATGCTCTCAAGGAAATGTATACTCAACAGCAGCAGGATTTTGAGGATTCCATTAATTCTCAACTAGAGGATTTGGATACTTGGAAAGATACTTCCATTGATAATATCAATTCTGTATATGATGCTAAAATAAAGGCATTGGAAACACAGACGGAAGCTGAAGACAGAGCTGCAACGGATGCTGAAGAATTAGCCAATATCAATAGCTTACAGGAATCTATAGATTATGAGCATAACGAATATAATAAGCAGCAATTGCAAAAACAGCTAGATACAGCCATAACAGATAGAAATAAAAGGTTGCATGAACAGGAAATAGAAGATCAGAAGGCGGCTTTAGAAGTTGAAAAGCAAAACCAACTTGATAGTCTTGATACTATATATGAAGCAAAGAAAAAAGATTTGGAGAAGCAGCTCCAGGATATTAAAGATTTCTATGCTAAAAAACTTGATGCTACAAACTTGGAAGCAGAGGCTGAAAAAATGGTTATGGAAGGTAATCAGGAAGAAATCATAGAGATTTTAAAAAGCTATTCATCTGATTATGAAAGCGCCGGAAAAACGCTTGGCGAAAAACTTTTTGAAGGCTTTAGAAGCAAAATAGAGGGCATTACTGACATGATAAGCAACATAACAGCACAGATTAATGCTGCGAGGGATGAAGCAATACAAATAGCCCAAGATAGTATAGTGTCAGATTATGTAAGTGTTACAGCTCCAACCTATCCAGGGACCCCTAGACAAGTTTCTGGTTCGCAGACTATAGTAAATAACATTACTTATAATAGCCCTACAGTACTATCCCCGAGTGAGCAAAATCGACAAGTTGACAGTATGCTAACCAAGATAGCATTCTCTATATGATGGAGGTGGAATTATGCAACAGATTATATATATAAATAGTAGAGGGCAGAGCATTACATTAGGTAATTCTTGCCCTTTCGTTTTGGAAAAAATAGATGGTACAGGAGGTACCAAGAGTACATTATTAACTACAAAAGCTCCTGGTCAAGATGGCAAGAGCCATCATGGAACTCTTCTGGAAGAAAGGACTTTAAATATTACAGGCTATATATGCGGAAATTCCTTAGAAGATATGGATACAAAAAAACAACAATTATGTAGTATATTCAATCCCAAATTCAAGGGAAAGCTGATTTATACTAACAATATAGGAGAACACACCACAGGCTGTATTGTTCAGGATAGCCCAACTTTTAAAGATAGAACTTCAACTATACAACAGTTCTTAATACAGTTATTCTGTCCGGAACCATATTGGAAAGAATTAGAAGAAATAAAAAACGAAATGGCACAGTGGGTTGGAGATTTTATGTTTCCACTTGAAATTCCAGAAGAAACAGGAATAGAAATGGGGCATAGAGTAAGTACGCTGATTGCGAACTGTCTTAACGTAGGAGATGCAGAATGTCCTATAAGGGTAGAATTTAAAGCCCTTGCAACCGTAGTTAATCCAAGTATTTTGAATGTATATACCCAGGACTTTATAAAAGTAAAAAGGACGCTTACTGTAGGAGATATGCTTGTTATAGATACTTCTTTTGGAAATAAAAGAGTTGAAATGATTAAAACGAATGGAGTAATTCAAAATGTATTTAATTATATAACTTTGGATACAACTTTCTTGCAGCTTGATGTAGGTGACAATCTTCTCCGTTATGATGCAGAGGAAGGCATAGATAACTTGGAAGTGGGGATTTATTATACCCCAAAATATGTGGGGGTGTAAGAATTGAAAAAAGTACCTATGAGAATTATAGATAAGGATTTTAACCTACTCGGTGAGATAGATGATTATGAAAGTTTACAGTTTATCCGTAGGTTTTATAAGGTGGGAGAGTTTGAACTGCATATAAATATGGATAAGGCCAATACAGATACCTTGGTTAAAAACAATTTAATCATTCTAGGAAGCAGCCTTAATAAAGTTGGAATTATAATGCACCGAGAAAACTCTGTTGATGATAATGGAGTTGATGAACTTATTATAAAGGGTCCCACCTTAAAAGGCATTATGTCTAGGAGGCTTATAGTTCCACCTGTAAACGGCAATGGATATGACAGCCAGACGGGAAGTATAGAAACCATTTTAAAAGCTTTTGTAAACAACCATGTGATAAACCCTACGGATGCAGATAGAAAGATACTACAGGCTGCTATAGCTCCAGACCAACAGAGAGGTAAACAAGACAAGTGGAGAAGTAGGTTTGAAGTACTTTCTGATAAATTGGCTGAAATAGGTGAATACGCATCTATGGGTTGGGATGTTGTACTCGACATATATAATAATAAATGGATTTTTGATGTAGTGGAAGGTAGGGATCTAACAGTAGATCAGGATACTCTGCCCCCTGTTATTTTTAGCACAGACTTTGATAATATAACGAATCCCCATTTAATTCAGAGTTTAATCAATACCGCCAATGTCGGGTACGCTGGAGGGCATGGAGATGATGCGGACAGACTTATACAACAGATGGGAAGTTCAACCGGAGTGGAGAGGATGGAAACTTTCCTAGATTGCAGCCAGGCTGAAGATGTCGCAGAGCTTACCTCAATGGCACAGCAAAAGCTTAATGAACTTAAAGAAATAAAAACATTTGAATTTGAAATTATTCCTGACAATACATTCATTTATGAACAGGATTATGATTTGGGGGATACAGTCACAGCACAATCTAGAAAGTGGGCAGTAACAATAAACTGTCAAATTATTGAAGTTAAAGAAATATATGAGGTATCGGGTTTTAAATTACAAGCTACTTTTGGAACTAATATTCCTAGCCTTCTCACAGTATTCAAGAGAAATTCAAAAAAGGTGGTGAGATAATATGGAAAAATCGTTTTGCTTCAACAGTATAAATGGAGATAGAAAATACAAAGCTGAAGATTTTAGAGAATACTTTGCAACCTTTATAGGTAATGGGGTATTCCCTAATCCAAGCACTAATTTACAGGTTATAGGCGAAAACGGGGATATGACAGTAACACTTAAAGTAGGAAATGGATGGATCAATGGAGCCCTGTATATAAATGACAATGATTTGATTTTACCCATAGACGTAGCAGACGGTGTTCTAAATAGGATAGATAGAATAGTACTTAGAATGGATACGGTAGGCAGGGCAATAAATGCTAAGGTAAAGAAAGGTGCTTTTGCAAGTTCTCCAGTAGCACCAGTATTACAGAGAGATGCTGACGGTTACGAGATTGGAATTGCAGATATTTATATTGCAGCAGGAGCTACCCAGATTACCCAAGCTAATATAACGGATTTAAGACTTAACACCAGTTTATGCGGAATAGTTCATGGGACTGTGGAGCAGGTAGATACTACAACACTTTTTAATCAGTATTTGTCTTGGCTAACACAAAAGAAGGCTCAATATGATGCTGATATGTTAAGCTGGACAGCGCAAAAACAAACAGATTTTAATACCTGGTATAACAATATAACTTCCGCATCTCAAACAGAAATAGATAATATGGAAGCAGATTTCCAACAGGATTGGGATAGCTGGTTTTCTGCTGTGCAAAATGTTTTAGATGGGGATACAGCTGGAAATTTGTTAAATATGATAAACAACCTTGCAGGGGAAGGAAGGACTACTGAAACTGTAAAGGGAAATGCAGATGATATAGCTAGTTTGGAAGAGGAATATAATGCACATGACATGAGAGCTGCGACAGGAAATATTTTAGGACATGTAAAAGTAGATAATGATAGTGTAAAAATAGATAGTAATGGTGTTATATCAGTACGAAAACCGTTGGATTATGGAAGGTATCAGGCTGAATTTGGGTTGGAGGATGCCGAATTAAGTTATTGTAAATTGAATAACGGTACAGCATTTTTATCAGGTTTTATTGTAACAACCCCATTACCAACCGCGACTGTAAACAATTATCCTACAAATAGTGGGTATCAATATGGTGAGAGATTAGATTCAACCTATACTGCAAATATAGACGAAATAAATTATGTTGATATTAGTTTGGCTAAACATGGTTCCCCTACGAAAAATGTGACATTAACTGTTTATGATGATACAAGCAAAGCCATTTTAGGAAGCGCTTCTGTAGTGCCTTCAAATATTACAGTGAGTACAGCCTCTACATCAACGATGATTAGATTCACATTTGAAACTCCAATTATAGTTACAAGGGGACATGTTTTGCAATTAAGACTTTATGCAGATACAATAAGTGATGGGACAGTTGACTACTATGTATTTGGCCATACTACAAATGATGCTATAGCTTCTGCATATGTGTTACAAACAGATTCTACAGGTAATTGGTCTGGCACGTTAACTTCTATTACAGGAGCAGATTTATATTTTGCTATTAATTATACTAACTATCATATTCTCTCTGGCACCGCAACAAAAACAGTAACACCTTCAGATATTAAAAAATGGGGCAATATAAAATGGACACAAAATACCCCTGCTAATACAAGTGTTGTGTGTGATGTGATAAATAAAAGTTTTTTATATAATCATACTGCTGGAACCTCTGGTACTGCTGGTATGGTATACGGAACAACCCAGTGGTTTGCACAAAAATTTATACCTAATAAAAATTCTTCTAAACAAGCTATAGCTGTGAAATTAAAAAGGGTTGGAACAATACTTTCTGATCTACAAGTCCATGTTTATAATGATAATTCAGGTAAACCAGGAACTTCTTTAGGAAATACAACAATACCATATTCACAAATTCCAACAACCGAATCATATGTAAATATAGAAACAAATGTAAATTTAGTAAATGGTCAAACTTATTATATTCTTTTTAAAACTACAAGCGGAGATTCTGGTAATACTTACTATTTAAGTACAGAAAATGTATCTAGTGGTGGAGGGTATTCATCTGATGGAGGAACAAGTTGGAGTTTTTCATATACATTAACATGTTCTATTGAAGATGAAGTGATTGTAAAATCTAACATTCAATCACTTCAAGATTTATCAGATATAGATGTAATTCAATATCCAAGTTTAACTTTAAGATGGACATTAAGTAGAAATAGTGTAGAAGATTCAAGTCCTACAGTTTCAGATGTTAGTGTAACTTGGGAAGGGAAGGGATATAATGGTGATGGTGCTTGGGAAAAGATTGCAGATATAACTTTAACAAGCAATACTGCACAAATCGATTTTATGAATTTAGGATTGGAAAACTATAAATGTTTAAGATTAATTGGAATTGCTAAAAGTACAACTCAAGGTCAAAATTTAAGCATGATATTCAATGATGATACAACTTCTTCTTATCCTTTTGTACTTTTTAAAACACCAAATACACAATCACAATCAACTAATACATCTATTTTATTGCCATCAGTGATGGTTGCTCCATCGGATACTCAAACTTTTTTGTTTGAAACAACTATTAGTAACTTGCCCAATTTAATAAAATCTTCATCTACTAAAAGTGGTTCAACGTACTTTAATGAAATAAGATTACAAATAGCCAATTGGAATAAAACATCACAAATAACAAAAATAACTTTAAAACCTGCAACTGATGGATTAATTGCGACAGGTTCAACATTTAAAATTATGGGGGTGAAGTAATTGGCAGATAAATTAGTTGTTACAAGTCAAGGTGTCCAAGAATCAGATTTTACAGAAGAAGAAAAACAAGCTATAGAACGACAAAGGCAAAATGATTTTGGTAATCTAAAACAGCAAAAACTTACTGAATTAAGCCAATCCTGTCAAAATGCAATAACAGGAGGCTTCAACTCCACTGCATACCAAAATACGAATAAGATTTATGACAGCACTTTGGAAGATCAATCCAACATAACAGGAAATGCCCTAAGTGCAGTATCTAAAGTGTCTGGAGTACCAGGTTGTGAAAATGATACCTTCTACTACCACGCAAGAGGTGAGGAATTTGTTGAGTGGCAGCCAGAAGAATGTTTACAACTTGCAAGGGATTTTAAAATATTTAAGGAACAGCAATTAATAAGAAATAAGCAACTGCAAGCATATGTAGAAACTCTTGCAACTACAGAGGAGGTACAGGCCATAACATGGGATACAGTTATTCCAACTTAAAAAAGAATTTAATTCTAATATTTATAATGGGCAGTATTTATATGGTTTTAGAAGGCCTATGGCGTGGATGGACACATATATCTATGCTGGTAGTGGGAGGAATAGCAGCTTTCTTTATTGGAAAGCTTAATGAGCAGCCAACATTTTATAATAGAAAGATGTGGCAGCAGTGTATTATAGGTACTTTAATAATCTTGATATTAGAATTTGTTTCAGGGGCTATTTTAAACATATGGCTCCAGATTGAAATATGGGATTATTCTAATATCTGGGGAAATATTTTGGGACAGATATGTATTCCCTATGCTGTAATATGGTTTTTACTGGTTCCATTTAACATATATATTGATGATTATTTAAGGTATAAGTTTTTTGGAGAGAAAGAACCGGAAGGGTTATTGAAAAATTACAAGGATTTAATTTTAGGGAAATAAAACACAAGGCAAAATAGGGCTAGAGATAGCTTTTTTATTTTGTCTTGAAATATTAATAAATGAGGTGAGGATGTGGAAGGGAAAACGAATATAATTGAAACAGGAGTAATTGAAGTTAAAGTTACAGCGAACTGGGGAACTGGAGAAGCAACCCAAATGAATGATGATGCTGAACCAATAAAGAGAATATAAGGAGTTTTAGAAGGTCTAAGGCTTTTTTTAATGCTTAAAAATAACTAGATAGGAGGTTTAAAGTGGATCATCAAAGAGTTTTTAACCTATCTATAAGTACCTTTGGGGGAATTATGACGTTTATTTTTGGAGGTTGGGACATTTGCCTATATGTGTTAGCTGCTTTTATGGTTTTAGATTATGGTACCGGAGTATTTAGTGCCTATATAACAGGCAAGGTAAATTCTCAAACAGGCTTTAAAGGTATATTAAGAAAATCTGAAATTTTTGTGGTTCTAGCTGTAGGTACTTTACTTGACAGGCTCTTAAATGAGGGTACATGGATATTTAGAACAGTGGTTTGCTACTATTACATTGCAAACGAAGGAATCTCTATCTTTGAAAATTGCGGGAAGAGTGGACTTCCACTCCCGAAAAAAATAGTAGAAGCTTTAGAACAATTAAAAAATAAATAGGAGGAAAATCGTATGATTAAAGGAGTAGATATAAGTAATTTAAATGGTTCTATAGATATAAACAAAATTAAAAATGCTGGCCACAACTTTTTAATAGCCAAGGCCACAGAGGGAAGTACCTTTATAGATAAATTTTATAATGCCAATATTGCTAAAGCTAAAGCCCTGGGATTTATAACCGGGGCTTATCATTTTGCCAGATTTACAACCATAGCAAAGGCTATTCAGGAGGCAAACTTTTTTAAACAGATTGCTGCAGGTGCTAGTCCTGATTTTGTAGTATTAGATTTTGAACAACAATGTTCTGGTGATATGACAGATGCGTGTCTGGCTTTCTTAGAAATAGTGGCTACTATAGCACCTGCGCTTATTTATTGTAATCCAAGTTATATAAAAGCATATTTAAATTCTAGAATAACAAAGTATCCTCTATGGGTAGCCCATTATGGAGTAAGCAGTCCAAGTACTGTATTATGGCCTGATTATGCTATGTGGCAGTATACAGAAAAAGGGCAGATACCAGGAATAAGTGGATACCTTGATTTAAACTATATGACAGAATCATTTTATAATAGCATTGCTACAGGCGAACCAGTAAAACCAAACCCACTTGTAGAACAAATTAAAGCACTTCAATATAACTTGAACATTGATTATAATGCAGGGTTAGTTATAGATGGAGTAGCAGGTAAAAATACACTTGCAGCATTAAAAGGGATTCAAGATATCATTATTAAGGGTCATAAGTCCCACGTGGTCCTATGGATTCAACAGAAGCTAGAACAATATGAATATTTAAAGGAAAATTCCTACACTCAAATGCTGTATGACGAACCAACTTTTCAGGCCGTAACTGAACTCCAGAAGAATTGGGAAAGACCGACAGATGGAGTCTTAAGGCCGGAGACATGGAATATATTTTTGAATAACTAAAATAATTTAAATTCTCATTTTATCAAGGGAAAGGTAAAGTGAGAATTTTTTAATGTAAGGCTAGTAAAATAGCTATTTTTTAAATTATCAAAGTATAAAAATTCAGGAGGAATGTAAAATGAAAGAACAAATATTAAGCATGGGAGTACAGTTTATTATAGGAGTGGTTGGGATTATAGGTACCTTTGTGTTAAAGAAGGTCGCAGATGCAGTAGAGGTGCAGAAACAGGCTCTTGCGGCAAAGAAAGAAGCAACCAGTTACAATCGTGCTCTTAGTGTTGCAAAGGGGCTGTATTATGTGTTGGAAGATGAATTTAAATCTTTGGCCAAAGCCGGAGATGCCAAGAGAGCAGAAATGGAGAAAAGGCTGCTTGAAATAGTTCCAGGACTTACACAAAGTGAGTTGGATGCTATAAATAAAGAGGTTTGTAATGGTGCTATCAAAATAGGGGAAGGGATATTGACACCTATTCAGGTAAGTCAAGGAACTAAAGAAAATACAGCAGTTGCAGAGGATAAGACAGCACAGAATTAATTTTAGTGGCCCCATTGAGGCCACTATATTTTTTACTTGTTATAAGAACAAATGTTTTAAAAATTAAAAGCACAAAGGAGGAATTTATAAGTGAATAGTTTTATAGGATGGATAGGTGGAAAGAAGTTATTAAGAAAAGAGATTGTAAAGAGGTTTCCTGAAAATTTCAATAGGTATATAGAAGTCTTTGGAGGAGCTGCATGGGTTTTATTTTCAAAAGAGAAACTGGCCAACATGGAAGTATATAATGATGTAAACGGAGACTTGGTGAATTTATTCAGGTGCGTGAAATTTCACTGTGGGGAGCTGCAGAGAGAACTCTCATTTATGTTAAACTCAAGAGAACTATTTTATGACTTCATAAGCCAATACAGTACTAGGGGAATGACAGACATTCAAAAGGCAGCACGATTTTTCATGCTGATAAAAACGAGTTACGGTTCAGATTGTAGAAGTTATGGCTGTGTGAAGAAAGATGTGAATGTAATGGTTAAATATCTTACCGAAATTCAGGAAAGGCTTTCAAGAGTAGTTATTGAAAATAAGGATTTTCAGGATTTACTTAAAGTATATGATAAAGATGATTCTTTGATATATTTGGACCCGCCCTATTATGGCACCGAAAGATACTATCAGGTGCAGTTTTCAGAGAAGGATCATGAAAGACTTTATGAGGTACTTAAAGGTGAAAAGGGGAAATTTATTCTTTCTTACAATGACTGTGAATTTATAAGACAGTTATACAAGGACTTTAATATGGATGAGGTTGAGAGAAATCACAATTTGTTAGGCAAGTACAAAGATAAAAAACATATTTACAGTGAATTGATCATAACTAATTATTAGGAAGAAAAATAAAATTCAGTGAATTATATTACTAAAATATAAAAAAGTTGAAAAATATTTATTGGTCGCATTATACTACACGTACCATAATGCGGCCATAAGGAGATGATAGAAATGAATTTGAAAGCATTAAATGATTACTTGAAAGAGTGCAAAGCAAAAGGAATTGTTCCAACGGTAAAAGGGCTAAACCAGTTCCATAAAGCTAATAAACAAAAATATAAAATTTCTTAAACAATCGGGAAACTAGCCCTAACTGGTTTCCTTTCTCTATATACTATATAATATTATTAATTATAAGTAAATATATATAGGGTGGTGTATGATGCTGGAAAAGTTTTTAGTAATAGTTAATAAAGATTTTGATAATGAAGAAATATATTATTGTGGGATTAACCAAATTTCAGCCTTTAAAAAATTTAAAGAGTTACCTGATAATATATATAAGCAAATAGTGAAAGCTAATGTAAAAATGGTTGAAATTGAAGGAGCTAAATTAATATATACTTATGAAGTTATAGAAAGGATTGCTTAAGATGGATAAAAATCCTCAGACTATAGCAAATCAAAAATGGGAAAGTAAAAATAAAGAGTATGCAAGTTACTTGAAATCTCGTAGCAGTGCCAGAAGTTTTGTAAGGAATAAAGCTACACTGGAAGATTTAGAGGAACTTAAAGAACTTATAAAAAATAGAGAAGAATTATTGAAACAAGCCTAAGAGGTGCTTACATGAGCACCTTATTTCCTGTATAGTCATAAGATCTTATTAAGTTGACAATATAAAAGTAACCATAACAAATATTATGGTTACTAAACTTAAATATAAACAACTAACTATACTTTTTGATATATTCCAAAAGAGCCTGACTATGTAAATCCTTTTGTTTAAATTCTTTATGTTTATCGCAGAATTCAGAAAATAGTTCCCAAACAACATCATTCACCCGTATTGTCTTTCTGAATTCCTTATCAGTCTCTTCTGGCAAATCTATCTTTATACCCTCTGTAACCTCTATGACATTTGTCTTACCTTTGTCATTTTCAAACCATTTTATAAAATCCATAATTTTATCATAATTTTCGGAAAGCCCTATTAAATTTTTCATTATGTTCTTATTAAAAATAATAGATTTATCAACCTCCATATTGTTTAAACTATCATCTCTATCACATGCGACTAAAGTCTTACTATTGTCATTAACATTAGTTACTTTTGTCTCATTTTTGCCACAAACATATTGATTAAATTTAGTATTATAAAAATATCCTAACTTTTTAGCTCTGTCTCTTATAGTACTCCTCCCTACGCCTATAAGACCACATACTTTTGTTAGCGTGTATCCACTTACCAATTCTTTATTTATATATTTAATCTGTTCTTCTACGCCTAAATTATCAAATTCTTTTCTATCCATATTATAATTCCTCCTTGTGACACTTGTCACAATAATAAATTCTATATAAATTTTAAAAATCCTTTTAAATTACATTTATTTTTGTAAACTAAAAAGGATTTTATTATTAGTTGTAGAATATTTTACTTAAATTGGAAAAAATGTATTGACATTTCGTATTAAATTTATTAAAATGTAATTAATACAAAATATTAAATTTAATACAAAGTGGAGGGGGATTAATATGGTGATTCTAGGATTAGATAACGGATATCATTTTACCAAGACTAGTGAAGGAGTTATGTTCTCTAGTACAGTAAGAAAAGGTAAAGATATAGATATAAATGCAGATACTATACAAACTAATATAGACGGTCAGGATTATGTTGTAGGTGCTCCAAATGGAGAATATGTAGCAGATAGTAATAAAATTGATTCCATAGTAACAGAAATTTGTACATTCACAGCTATAGCTAAAAGCTTTCCAGAAAATAAATTAATAGATTGCAATATAGTTGCAGGTTTGCCTGTATCGTATTATAGTAAGCAAAAATCTGATTTTAAAGAAAAACTTTTAGGATATGGAAATAAAAAGGTAAAACTAAATAAACATAACTTCCAGATAAATATAGTAGGCGCTGAAATATATCCTCAAAGTGCAGGGGTCGTATTTGTTAATTCTAAAGATGTAAAGTCGGATGATTCATTAGTTGTAGATATAGGTGGCGGCACTGTTGATGTAAGCGCTTTTCATGGGTTAAGGTTGACAAATATGGCAACATATAATCTTGGAATGTTAGTATTGTATTCTAAACTAGCCCAGAAGCTAAACAGTGAATATGAATGTAAATTTATGGACTATGAACTTTATGATAAATTGAAAAAAGGATATATAACATCTAATAAATTTGGAAGGATAGATTTAGAAATATTGAATGATGATATTGAGGAACATACCAATGTAATACTTAATAATATTAAACGTGATTTTAACTATAACAGTATGGACAATATATTCGTAATAGGTGGAGGTGGAGTGGAGCTCTACGATAGAATAAAACAAAAATTTAAAAATGCCATATTATGTGATGATGCACAATTCGTAAATGCAAATGCTTTTGAACTTATGGGACAGATGAAATTTGCTACTAAATAGGGGATGATAAAATGGCAGCTAGTAGAGTTAAATCAGTTAGTTTTAAGGATTCTGAAAAAGATTTATTGGAGTTTGCAGAAAAAAAAGGTGACTTTTCAAATTATGTGAAAAAACTTATAAAAGAAGATAAAGAAAAGGGATATAAATTCACCGAACAACAAAAAGAAGAAATAATAAGGCTTATACAAAAGTATGCTCCTACAACAAAAACAGAAGACATTAAAACGGATTTTGATAAAGATGCATTAGATGCATTAGGACAATTTGATAATATGTAAAATATAAAAATTGTGAAAGGATGAAGATTAATGGATTCAGACTTTTTAGAATTCAGGGATAAAACAGAAAGTTTACGTAATAAAGCAGAGGCAATTTTGGGGAACTATAAACGAGAAGGATTTGAAAATATAAAATGTTATGGTGAAATAGAGAAATTCGTTGAACATTTAGATGATTGTATTAAAACTATAAATTATTATAACAAGCCAACAATAGAAGGTACATTGCATAAAAATAAAAATGGTAGATTTGACTTAGTATTTGCAAATCATCAATTTACCAGTGGAAGCTCTATTGAAGTATTGGTTGATGGTGAATGGTGCGTTGGTCGTGTAGAATATGGAAGTGTAGAATATACACATGGCGAAAATGAAGGCTATTACTTTTATAATTACGATGGAAATAATATAATGCTTGAGAATGGCATGACTGCTAGAATAAGAAATTAGCAGGATGGTATTAATATATATAAAAGCAACTATTTGATGGAATAGTTGCTTTTTTTATTGATCAATGTTTCATATTAAAATATTGTGTAACCTTTGCGCACCTCTTGCATATATTGTTAGTACATAAAGTAAAAAGGAAGTGCAAATATTGTTAAGACAGGTAGTAAGTTTCAAAAAAACAACCAGGGATGTAAAATTATATACCTACGTAAATTCCCTTGAAGAAAAAAGTGATTTCATCAAGGATGCCATAGAGTTTTATATTAATTATTTAAAAAAGGAGAAAGACAATGGATCTATTTGTAATAGATAAATTAGTTGTAACATTTATAAAAAATATTTTTACCGACACCTATACACAGTTTACTACCCTGGTAGGACTGTTTGTTGTAAGCCATGCAATTTTTCCTGAGAAGGTAAAAAAATGATTACAGAAGCATTGATATTAGGTTGTATCGGTTACACATATAAAAATACGGATAAACTAAAAATAAGAAGAAAATGGAAACAAATTACCTTTTCCAAAAGTCAATTTACTAATAAATTAGATAAGACATTAAAAATACACTCTATTAAGCGCACAGAATACGGACATGAAATTATTGTGGAGTTACCTTATTCCTATACATTTAAGCAATTAGAGGGCGATATAGACATATTTAAAGAGGGGCTAGGGTATAAGTCCATACAACTAAAAAGTGAGGGGAATATAGTTCATATGTACTGTGTAAAGGAATTTAAATTTAAGGATTATGCTTCCCTTAAATTGCCGGCCAATAAACTTTTAATCGCAGATGGATTAATGGAACCCATAATTGTAGATATGAATAAGTTTCCTCATATGCTTATTGGAGGGGATACTGGTACCGGAAAATCCAGAATACTTTTATTAATTTTAACTAACCTCATAAAATACTGTTCTAATGTGGAGCTATATTTATTACAGGTTAGAAAAAATGATCTTGGTGTATTCCAGAATTGTTCACAAGTTAAAGTTAACTCCAAAACATTAGAGGAAGTTCTGGAGAGCTTAAAAAAAATAGATATTGAATGCAGGAGGAGAGAAAAATTAATCGATAATATTAAAGGCTATTACAATATAGAAGATTATAATAATGTAGCTTATAATAAATTAAAATATATTTATGTGGTAATAGAGGAATTTAGTTTTCTAAATACATCTAGAGGTGACAGCAAGGCAGAGAAGCAATTAAAAGCACAATGTTTAAAACACATCAAAACTATAGTTAACGTGGGAAGATCCAGTGGAGTATTTCTAGTTACTGCACTTCAAAAGCCAACCAATGATAGCATACCTTCTGATATAAAAGCACAATTATGTACCAGGGTAAGTCTTAAGATAGCAGATGAACCTGCAGCAATAGTAATCCTTGGTAATGGTAAAGCATCTAAATTACAGGAAAGAGAATTAATTTGCAGAACACTAAGAGAACAACAAGGATATAGTTATACAATAGATCATGCTATGGTTATGGAAAATATAAAGCATAGAATTATTGAAAAACCAAAGAAAACCGCACCTAAACCCGAAAATGATGTTAACAATATATTGAGTATTCTAAATGAAATTAACCAATAGAGATATTGAAATAATTAGTTTTATAGAAAAGGTTACTGGTGCAACCATAGTGCAGATACAAAAGGCGTTTTTTCCAAGCTATGATATGGCGGCCAAAAGACTTAAAAAACTTTCAGATAACAAATTTATCAAAGTGCAAGTTCATCCCATACTAGGTAAAAAGGTTTATTATATAAAAAAGCTGCCTTCCTTTCATTCTTTAGTAATTACAAATGTGGCCATAGCATTTAAAGATAAAATAAAATTTATGCAAAGGGAATATAAGGTAAAAAATAATAAAGTTGATTGTATATTCATTTTGGAAGATGGAAGAATAATAATATTAGAGGTTGATATATATAATCGGACAAAAGAAACCAAGATAAAAGAAGTATTGAATACGCTTGCAGAAACCAAAGCAAAAATAGAATTCTGGATTGTCTGCAAACATGAGCGTCGTGTGCGTATGCAAGAAGTAAAATATATAAAAATAGATGATGTGGAAATATAAGGTTATATAGAAAATACTGTAAGTATCATGAAAATTTAAAAACTCACAAACCAAGGCGAATCAATACTTTAGATGGTATCAAGGTATCTAGTCCATTAGATACCTTTTTTAATATATTTTTGGAGGAAAAATATGACAAAGAAAACACATGTTGCGGTGGGAATAGCTGCAACTTTGCCTATAGTGATGAAATGTGAACCAATTGCATTCATAGGTCTTTTAGGGGCTGTTATTCCTGATTGGGATATAATACTAGGAATGAAACATAGAACCACTACACACAGTCTCACAGCCTTATTTATAAGCACAATAATAATTACCCTATTAAACCATCAAGTAGGGTTGATATGGGGCCTTAATTACTCCATACATTTACTCCTGGATAGCTTTACTAAAATGGGTGTTCCTTTATTTTATCCCTTCAGGAAAGAATACTACGGTTTTAAATTAATTTATACAGGTAAATCAGAAGATCTTTTTATATGCTTATTGGCCATATTTTTTATTACATGTATGTATCTGTATTAAAATTATATAAAAATTAAGATGCACCATAAAGCAAGTGCATTTCTAAAAGTTTTCTATTTTATTGTTTTTAAATAAGCAACATCATAAGTATTTTGAATAGTCACTTTCTCTACTTTATCAAATTTTTCTTTAAGCTCTTTGGCATCCTTTGAAATATCCTTTACTGCAAGCTCTATAACATCCACTTTTTCATTTAAAGGCTTAACAACCTCAATATGGGCTTTTTCATTTTGATCCATGTGGGATTTTTGTACTTCAGCGATAGTTTTTATATCTGTCCTCATTTCTTCAAGAATTATGGTATTTTTATTTAATTGGTCTTTTATAGGTTCCAATTCTTCCTTAAGTAAGTCTTTTATCGCCTTCAGGTCTTCTCTGTTCATTTTATCCACCTGCCTTAAGTATTATATTTTATTATAGCATATATAGGATATTTATATTCCATTTTTTATTCCACATATACCCATTACATTCTCTCCGTATCCTGTTTTCAATATCTTATACAAAACATTCTTATATACTGTATAAAAATACCATATTAAATGAAGTTACGCCATGCGTATGATGCAGATTCATATAATTATACATTGTCTTGTGTATATCATATGTAAATATAAAAAATTATTACATATTTTAAAATATTTATCACATATCACTTGACACGTGTGTCAACACTTGTTATAATATAATTGTAAGGAGGAAGGGAGATGACACCAAAAGAATTAATTAAAATCTTAAAAAAAGATGGATGGATTCAAAAAAACCAAGAAGGTTCACACAAACATTTTGTTCATCCAACTAAAAAGGGTAAAATCCAAGTACCTTACCACAATAAAGATTTAAAACCAGGAACACTTAACAAAATACTTAAAGATGCAGGGCTGAAATAAACACCCTGCACCACTATAAGATTATATAAAATATTATTTGTAAGGAGGAAATTATGGATAAATATATGTATCCTGCATTGTTTGAAGCTTATGAGGATGGTGGTTATACTGTAAGCTTTCCAGATTTACCTGGATGTATAACCGAGGGTGATTCTTTAACAGAAGCTCTTACAATGGCAAAAGAAGCACTGGAATTGTTTCTATGGAATATGGAAGACGACAATGAAGAAATTCCAGAGCCAACACCACCAGAAAAAATCGAAACAAAAAAAGGGAATTTTATAGTCCCTGTAGAGGCAGATATGGCATTAATACGTGCCAAAATGAATAATAAAACAGTAAATACCACAGTGACCATGCCACAGTGGTTAAAATATCAAGCAGAAAAAAAGAAAATCAATTTTTCGCAGGTACTACAAGCTGCATTGAAAGAACAACTTAACATCAAAAACTAAAAACAGATCCCCATACTATCATAAGTGGCATGGGGATTTGCTAGAGTTATAAAGACTTAGGTTTGTGTGAACTTAGTTATATTATACTAAATTTTTCTAAAATATCAATATATTATTCAGTTGGTTTTATATTCAATTGCCCTTGCAAATTATACTAAATTAATATAATATTATTAACATAACCAAGTATTTAAATCGAATTTATATATAAAAACAAAAAAGTAATTGCAGCAATCCTCTGTTTGCCGACGTGAGATTGCTGCACTTCTAAAACACAAGAAGGTTAACCTTCTATATATCTATTCTATGTTTATAATTATAGGATATTCGTTGATGATAGTCAATATTCTATTACAAAAATATTATAGTTATATGTAAAAAAATAACTTTCTTGATTTTAGGGGACATTCTGAAATTTTAGGGGGTTTTTTACATGGCAACAATCAGAGTACAAAAAAATGAAAATTATTCAACTATAAATAATACAGGATTAAATGATTGTAACCTAAGTTTTAAAGCAAAAGGAATCTTAGCATATCTTTTAAGCAAACCCGATAATTGGAAATGTCAAGTCAGTGATCTAATTAAAAAATCAAAGGATGGCAGGGATTCTGTTTATGCAGGATTGAGGGAGTTAAGAGAAAATGGTTACATGATAAAAAGACCAGTTAAAAATGAAAAAAATATAATAACTGAATGGGAAGAGGTTTTGTATGAAACTCCTCAACTTGAAGCAAAAGAAGTCTTTAAAGAACAAAAAATAAAAAATGAGATAGCTGCACTAAAAAGGGCCAAAACTATAAAAAGCAAAAAAATAAATCCACTTCCGGAAAATCCGTATATGGAAGAATCCACTTCCGGCATTTCCGTATCTGGAAAACCCGTAAATATAATAAGTACTAATTTACCAAGTACTGATCTAGTAGTAGTAGTAAATTCTTTGATAAAAGAATTTGAAGAAAATATTTGTGATTTAAAAAAGACTACTAAACCTAAGTTTATAAAGTATTGTCAAGAATATTCAAAAGAATACATAATGACGATACTGGAAGTATGTGCAGAGAGTGGAATAAAAAGTTTCGCTGGTTTTAGAACAGTAATAGAGACTCATATAAAAAATAAAAATGATACCCCTGAAAAGATTAGAGCTGCAGTAGAAAAATACAGACAAGACAAAAAAAATAAACAGAAAGTGCCAGCGAATAGAAAGCAAAATACATCTGAAAATTTCAAACAGAGAGATTATAATTTTGGAGATTTAGAGAAGATGTTATTAAACCATATGAATTATGAAGAAGATGAAGAATGATGCCCTCTTTATACTATTTTCTATTTATGTAAAGAGAGCACACAAAGAACTATCTATGTATTTAGATATTCAGCTATATTTTTCTCAGCCACTGACACGTTGTTCCTGTAATATTCCATAGAATCTATGCACTTATCAAATGCTTGTATGATTATAGGTTCAAGAATATATAAATCTTCTGGTGAATTAATAAGTATTCTTATTTTATTTGATTCAGATTTTGGAGCGACTTCATACTTTAAAGTTAAATCAGGAATCATGCTATTAATTTCTGCAAGTGAATTGTCTAGAAGAGCATAATACTTTTTGCCTTTTAGCTTTAACCTTAGAAAGTTATAAAATGCTCTTATATCAAAATAATTGCTAGTAAAGCCGTACCGTACATACGTGAGGTCTTTATTATGTTTTTTTAGTATTTCTTTTACAATGGAATAACATTCTTCTTTATTTAACCCTATGTCAGAATGAAGTTTGATATTAGCAAGTGCTTTTTTATTTTTTTCTTTAGTGGAGTATTCTAGATATATCTGGCCACAAACGTAACAATCTGGTAAGGCTCTATGGCTATCTTGAACGTCTATATTTAAATATTCCTTTATTGTGCCTAATTTATGGTTTTCTATTTCAGAAAATAGTTTTCGACTAATAGGCAATGTGTCGATTATAGGATTATTTAAATACAAGCCCAAAAGTGCAAGATTGGCATTTAAAAATTTTATGTCAAAAGGAGCATTATGTGCTACTAAGGGTAACTGTCCAATAAAGTTCATAAAACCAGGAAGAACTTCTTTTATTTCAGGACAATCCTTTACCATATCATTATCAATATGATTTATATTAGTTATGTTTGGAGGAATAAAAACTTCAGGATTTACCAATGTAGTATATGTATCTATAATTTCATTATTTTCATATTTGGCTGCAGCTATTTCAATGATATAATCTCTTGTTGGTTCTAACCCCGTAGTTTCTAGGTCAACAACTACAAAATTGTCAAATACACCTTGAGATTTATTAATACTTTTGTTTTTACCAGTAAGCTTTTTTAAATAAATATCATCTGGTTTATTTATATTATTTGAAAGATTTTTAGGTATGATATTTTCTTTATTGGTTGAAACAATAGTTTTGTTTGTATTATTATTCAGTGAATTAATTATTTTGGTGATTTTTTTTGATTTAATATAGTTAGAAAAGAAAAGTATAGCAAAGATGAAAACGAAAATAGCTAGTACCGGATTCATAAACCCAGGAATAAGAAAAATGAATTCTAAGATCCCAAATATTTTTGCATTTCTTTTAGCTTTTATTAAAGATTGGCTATATTGTTCTAGTTCGTGTTGTAAATCATCTGACTTTGACGCTGTAGAATTGTTCATGAAATTCACCTCTAATACTATAATTTATATTTTAAAAAACAATTCTCTAAAAATATTATAATTTATAATATTAAAGGATAAAAGGTTATAATTAACAGCTTGTTATTACAAAAGGTAATGATAAAAGACTAGATTAACTATTTTGTTTAACAATAGATTCCATTAAGTTCAATATGTTTTGGCGTATTTCTAAATCTAGTTTATTATAGATATTTAAGAGCTGCTTTTCTTTTAAAGTTATATTTATAGTGCTGTTTATATCTAAAAGCCAATCGGAAGATATGTTAAAGGCTTCACAGACGGCCTTTACAAACTCCGAACTAGGTATAGTCAATCCCTTTTCGATATTGCTTAAATTTCCCCTGGAAAAGCTAGGGGTGAGTCTTGCAACAAAATCTTCCTGACTTAATTCAAGTTCCATACGTAGATTATATATTTTATCTCCAATACATTTCCTTAAATCTATACTCATGCTATATCTCCTAAAATATGAATCATGGATATATTAGCACAAAGGAAATTGAAAATAAGTTATTGCAAATATACTATCTAATATTTTTTTAAAAGATAGTATATTTGCAATTTTATTCATGTTATTCTAAAAACAAAAATCTATTTTTAGGATTATAACAACAGGTATCACATCTTATACTTAGACAATTTACGATTAAAAATTTAGGGCAAATCTCCAGGTGACTTCCTATTATTTCCAAAGTTCCCAAACTGGGATTCCTGCTATTGTTTTCAAGCATATTTATATATCCGGGGGTATATCCTGTTGAATTTGCGAGTTGCTTTACTGTCAATCCTTGTCTTATCCTATAGTATCTTATTATTAGTTCCATACAGATCACTCCTTAATTCTATATCATATTAAATTATATAATATATAACTGAAAATTATATAAAAAACTACAGCAATATTTGACAAAAAAAGTTTTCTATTTGTCGAATACGCAACAGCATGTTAACACAAACGGGGTTATAATTGAAGTGGAAAAGATATACAAGAAATATTAAGGGGGATGTGTGTGGAATAAATAAGGAATAATATTGAAAAAATTTTTCTGACACACAATATATAATAATTAAAAAGTTATTAATTATAAATTGGTAAGGGGGAATTAATTATGAAAAAGAAAATTATTAAGATGATTGAGAAATGTGAGGACGGAACAAAACTGGAATTAATTTTACATTTTATTGAAAAGTTTTTACAATGAAAAATAAGTAGGAAGCATTCCTACTTATTTTTTAAACCATTCATTATTTTCTTTATTACATCCCATTCCTTTTCATCCAGTCTTGCAAGTGTCAAAAATGTATTCCTAATAAATTCATCTTTTTCGGCAAGTATATTTATAACAAAGTCAAGAAGCTCTTTATCTTCTTCCTTTGTATTAAACATTTTACCATCTCCGGTTCTTAACCAATTTTCGTTTACATTAAATTGTCTGCAAATCTTTTTTATATTTCTTTCGGTTAAAGTTACATTGCCATATTCAATACTTGCAAGTCCAGACCTGGTTAAATCTATTTTACTGGCGAACTCTTCTTGGGTCAAATCGAGTTCTTTTCTTATTTTTTTTAGTCTATCGTTCATTTCAAATAATACCTCCTAATTAACTATAAACATTGTATCATTTTTTATAATGTTTGTAAACAACATTTTATAATTTTTAAAAAGGTATTGATAATATGTTTAAAAACTATTATAATGATTTTAAACAGCAAAAACGTTTATGTTTAAAGTCAAAGGAGGAGATTATATGAAAAATACTAAGACAGAAAGAATAATTGAAATGATAAAAGATTTTCAAGAACTATCCAGAGACGATCAGATTTATGTTAGTGGAATCGTTAAAGGTATTTATTTGCAAAAGCAAAGTATAGAGAAAGAGCAGCAAAGCGCATAAGTTAAAGCCACCCAAGCAAGCATGAATTTGTTTGGGTGGGAGAAAGGAGGTCTTGTGATGGATCGCACGTTGAGAAAAATGAGAAAAGATTTAAAAGAAAGTGGACTTACGATTAGCCAGGTACTGGAACTACTTAATAGATGCAAGTCCGAGATTTTAAGTGAAATGCCTATAGATGAGAACATGAAAAGTAAGCTTACTTGGTAAACTGATTATTTGGCAAAATATGTAAGAAGGGAGAAGAACATGGAGAACACAGCATCTTTAATAATCGGAAAAAGAGAAATTGCAGTAAAGGAATATAGACACCAGCGTGTAGTTACTTTTAAGGACATTGATACAGTGCATGAAAGACCAAGTGGAACAGCCAATAAAAGATTTTTGGACAATCAGAAGCATTTTAAAGAAAATTTAGATTATTTTGAGCTTGCTAATAATGATCTAAAAATAATTAAACGACTTCCGGATTTCGGAATCAGTTCAAAAGCAAGCAAAATAATATTAATTACAGAATCCGGTTATCTCATGCTAGTAAAATCCTTTACTGATGATTTAGCCTGGCAGATACAAAGACAGCTGGTGAATACTTATTTTAGGGCAAAGGAAATGGCTGAAAATGCAAAGCATAAGCTGCAGGAACGAAGGTTAAGTCTTCGGGAAACTAAAATGAAGATTGATGCCTTAAGAGAGGTGAATAGGACAGTCAAAACTTTATGTGCCAAGACTACACAAAGTTACAGGAATAATGTTGCTACTAAATTGATGCAGAACTTCGGTATTGATATTCCAGAAGAGGTTTTTGAAACTACTGGTATTCAATGTGATATGGCTGTAAAGGAATTTGTGGACAACCAATGCGAGAAAACCGGCAAAGTCAAAATAGCAGAGCTTCATGAAACCTATATGAAATGGTGTAAAACAGAAGGGGTAAAGCCTTTAACCAAAGTTAAGTTTGGTAAGGAAGTTGAGCTACTAGGATTTGAAAAAGCAGCATTTGGTATAGGCAGATGTTGGACAGGCATTCAATTAAAAATATAAGGAGGAAAAAAGTATGAACAATTTTGACGAAATACTGGAAGCTGTAAAGAAAAACTCAGGCACAAAAGTTAAAGTGGAACATCATGTAATTTTTGATGAAGGAGTAGAAAGTTATTTCAAGGGTTTTAATTTGTTGAATTGCATGCTTCATAATCTCAGTTTTTGTTTTGACGACAACCAAGTGGCAGAGATATTGCAAAACGGGGAATGGGAGGTGCAGCCATGACAGATTCAAGAGAGATTCTAAAAAATTTAAAGCATAGTTTCTATCTGCATTATAAGAGTTTTGGATTCTGGGATAAGAGGACTCAACATGCATACAAGCTGCATAAAGATACATTGATAGGTAATTTAAAGGAGGGAAAATAAAATGGGAAAGATTTACAGGACTATTGATTTACTCAAAAGGTCTTATGATGGAGAAAAATTTAAGAATAAATTCAGAAATATAAGAACAGGACAAGAAATAAAACAAGGAAAAGATGGACTGTCAGTATTAAATTTCTTTTACATTGAAACAAATAAAAATATTTTTAGTGATATAGCTAGCGTATCTATGGGTATAGATATTACTGATCTCTTAAGGCAAGAATGGGAAGAAGTTCAAAAGCTAGTAACTTTTACGGAAGCTGCAAAAAGCGAACTGGTTAGAGTTGAACATGAATATATTGAAACAATGATAAAGTGCGGCTTGCTTAATAATTTTGAACGAAATTGTTTGCAAGAGGGTACCCATTTAAGAAAAATATTAAGCATACTAGTTGATAATTGCCCTAATGACCAGTTTAAAGCAATTATATCTAATGGCAAGTGGTATATAAAGGAGGCTGATTAATTGGACAAGTATTGGTATGATTACTCATCCGGCAGCAAGGAATTTAAATTAGCCATTAAGAAAGCTCCACTGTATCAATTGAGAAGTCTGTTAGGGGTATTTGGCAAGAAGCAAAAGCAAGGTGAAAAAGTTTCAGATAAAATTGTGGCCATAAGAAAAGAGATGGTGAGGAGGAAAAAGTAATTGTCAAATAGATACAAAATATTTTTAGACAGATATAAATTAAATGAAAAGATAAGATTTGAATTTAATTGCAATCAAACCAGGGTAGGAACTATAAAGAAAGTTAAAAAAGGGTTATTTGGCACTAAGTATTTAGTTACAGTTGTATATCCAAGTTCTTTATTAGGCACAAACCCGAATACATTCTTTTACTGGTTGAAGGAAGATAAGATAATTGAAAATCTTCCACATGGATATAAAGGATGGTGTTAATTATGAACCAAAAAGCAACCATTAAAAACTTAAGGCAGAAAGTATTAGACTTACAAATAGAAAATAAAGGGCTTAACGAGGGATGCGGGGAGTTTGCAAAAGCTGTAGTGGATTTGGCAAAGAATTTAGGAAGGGCCTTAAGCGTGCAAATAGATTACGAAGAAATTCTACATCATATGTTTGGCATTGAAATAATTTCCAGTAAAGAAGCAGAGGAAATTATTGAAAAAAGTGTACCAAAGGGGAAGTTTTTGGAGTTTACGGAAAATGGATATTTAGGAATTGATAATACAAGTGGAGATGTGTGGACAGAAGATTTTGATACTCTTGCAAAGTGCGTTAAATGGCTTCAGGGTGAGGATTTGGAAGAGATAGAAAAGGTAAAGCACATATCCCGTAATTGCGGAAAGCTTGACTTAAAATGTGACTATTGCAGGGATGGGAAGTGCGAAAGCAAGAAACTTAGGATTTGTGTTTTCAGGAAGGTAGAAGATTGGAGGGCTAAGGAGGTAGAAAGTTGTAATGGTATTTGAAAACTTTACTGCTTTATTGATAGCAGCAGAAAACGAATGGCCTCCTGAAACAGCTTTTAGATACTTGGATAGCATCTTAGAAAATAAAAATATGGAGAAAAAGCCTATTTTTAAATGGACGCCTAAAGATATACAGGACGTGTTGAAGTTTAAGGAAGAAGGATTGAAGCACAGGGAAATCGCAAGTTACTACGGTGTTTCTACGTGGGTAATAAGCAGGATTTCATACCTGGAGGGTGCATCCAGAAAAAATATATCGGGAAAAATTATAGAAGAAATGATAAAGCTGTATAAGTGTGGATGGAAAGTAAAAGACATAGCCAAGAAATACAATATACATCCTGGTACCGTTTATAAGAAGATGGAAAATGCCAGAAAGAAGGTGGAGGCATGAGCATAGAAGCTATCAGAGATACTTTATATAAGCATATTGATTTATACGGCCTACAGGATGAAAGAACTTTACGAGTCAGCCGGAGGCTAAACAAACTCATAGCAAAGCAAATGAAAGAGAAAAGGCAAAATGCAGGAAAAATATGTATAGAAATTTGGGTAGATAATGGTGTAAATATAAAAGTTAGGAGTGAAGCAGATGGAAAGCTATATCAATATAGGATTTAAAGGAGAGGGTGTCAGTTTAGAAGCCGAAAACATAGAGACTAAACATCTTCATAAAAGCATTTATGTATTGGCGCAGTTTGTCAGGGATTGCGGTATGAGCTCCAATGTTGCAATAAACTTAATACTTATGGGCTATAACAATACTTGTGGAAGTCCAGAAGTAAGGCAAGTTGGGCATGAAGAAAATGATGGTAAATAAAAAAAGTCCTTGTAGAAAGGACCAAAATAAAATTCCCTATTTCTTATTCTACAACAGAGTAAGAAATAAATCAATGGAGGTAATGAATTGAGTAAGTTATTCAAGTTTTGGAGATGGAGGTTGGAAATTAAATTAAGTAAACTGCCAGATCAAAAAAGAGTTGAAATTCTAGCCAATAAGCTTATTGAAGAGCTGAATATTCAAGTTGATAATGAGTGCCATAATGTAAATTTATGGGTACATGACAAAGAACAGCTAACTATAGATTCAAGCTCTAATAAGGAGTTAAATTATATATTTAAAGGTAAATATACAGGCAAATAAGAAATGGAGGGAATAAATAATGGACAACCAGACAACGGAAATAGCTATAATGAATGATTATCCGGAAGATAAATTTAATTTACTTGTACCGGTTAAGACTATACAAGAACTTTCACCACTACACAAAATAGTATTCAATCAAGTGATGATAAGCCCTAACCTAAAAGATAAAGATGTATATAAGCAAGGGGAAGAGTTGGCACTCACTAAGAAGGGGCTTGAAAAGCTCATGACTGCATCAAACATTCAAATAGTGGAATCTACCCCTATCATGCCTAAGATATGCAGGAAGTGCGTAGAAATAGCAAAAGCAACTAAAATAGCTCCAAAGTGTGGGGAGTGTAAGCAAAAAAATGATGTTGCCTACAGGGTTACAGTTTCAATACCTGATTCCAACGGTGGTTTTAGGTATGTGCAAGCTTCAAGAAATTCAAAAATTGAAGATGCAAAATCTTCTACAGAAAAGTTGTTTTTAGATGAACAGTGCGAAACTAAGGCTTTAAATAGAGCGTTACGGAAAGCCATGATGATTAAATCAACTTATACAGTAAAGGAACTAGAAAAACCTTTTGTAGTAGCCAATGTAGTTGTGAATATGGCTGATGCCGATATGAAAAAAGCCATGATCGCAAAAGCAACGGAAAGTTCAAATATATTGTTTGAGAAAAAATTTGGAAGCAAAATGTTGAGTGCTCCAATAGAAATTATTCCCGAAGATGATGAGGAAAATCAGGAACCAGAAACAGTTGATGCTGAAATTATAGAGGGGGATGGTGTTTACTGTCAGGGTTGCGGACAGCTTATTGAATCAGGTAGTGGAAAATGGACAGTCGAAGCTATAGCTGAATATTCAAAGAAGCATTTTGAGAAGATTTTATGTATTGACTGCCAGAACGAAGCCAGGGATTCAAAACCTGCGAAAGCAGGTAATAAGTGATGTGTGATTGTATAAAAGACCTTGAAAATAGATTGAAAGAAAAATTTCAAGAGGAGCACCCGGAAACGACAATAAAAGAATCATTTTTCACAAATGGTGCATTGATACAAAGAGGTTTAAAAGATGGCAAAATAAGTATGCCTTTAGAATTAGTAGCCAATCACATAATTAAATATACAATTCTAAGTAAAAAGGGAAAAGAGCTTAACAGGAAAGATGAAACGAGCATTTGCTTTACTTACTGTCCTTTCTGCGGAGAAAAATTGGAGGTGTAAAAGAAATGAGTTGTAGTTGTGCAAGAGTGACAGATGAATGGAATGGGTGGGCATGTACTATTACAGGAGGTGCTTGTGAATTTTTAATACCTAATAGTAAACTATGTGCTGCAGTATTTGATGAGGGTCCAGATGCAGATGGTAAGGAGGAAGATAAATGAAAATAGCGCACATTAGTGATATTCATTTAGGAGAATTTCCAGGGCCAATAGTGGATGGCATGAACGGAAGAATGAAAGATATTGTTACTTGCATGGATTATGCATCAAATAAATTAATAGAAGAGCAGCCAGATATTATTCTTATAGTTGGCGATCTATTCCATAGAGCTAAGAGCTGGGGAGACGAGGCTTTAAAAGAGATAAGCATTGCATCTGTATGGCTTAGAAGACTAGCATCCATAGCACCAACGGTACTTTTATATGGAACCGGGAATCATGATAACTTAAATTATTTTAAGAATATAAGAGATATGGGCATTGAAAACTTAACTATAATAACTGAACCAGATTTTTTCACAATAAATACTCAGTCAGGAGATATTCAAATAGCAGCAGTGCCGGGAATGGATAAGGGCTTTTTCAGAACTTTATATCCTGGCATGGATTTTACGGATGAAAATAAGGCCATTAGTGAGGCACTAGGCAATGTGATTGTAGGAATCAGTGCAGATGCGGAACCCAATATTCCTTGTGTCTTAATGTCACATTACACAGTTACAGGGTGCCAATTAGAAAACGGAGAAAGCGTATTCCTCAACAGTGATGTAGTGTTGCCTACGGCGGCACTACAGGCTTCAAACTATAATTTGGTTTGTCTTGGCCATATACATAGGGCACAGGAAGTTCCGAACTGTGGCAGGCCTACTTTCTATAGTGGACCTTTAAACGGGATAACCTTCAATGAAGAAGGACAAGACAAAGGATTCTGGATACATGAATGTGTTGGTGAATTTGGTGTATTTAGTAAATTTTTCAAAACACCTTCAAGGGAATTTTTAACCTTTAAATGGGTGCAACAACACTTAGATTTTTACATGAAAAATGGTATTCCTAAAGGGGATATAGAGAACATAAAGGATAAAATTGTGAGGGTTATTTATAGTTGTGATGATGAAACAAATAAGCAGTTCAATCGTAAAGAATTGGAAAAACAACTTTACGCTGCAGGTGCATTTTATGTCCAGGAGATAAGACCCTCTAAAATTCTTACCACTACAGACAAACAATCCATGAGCGAAAATGATTCGGTAATGCATAATCTTAAAGATTACTTAAAACGTGAAGAGGTACCGGAGAATGATATAAAAGATATTTTAGCATTGGCAGAACCTTTAATTAATGAAATAGCAGCTTCTTTGCCTACTGGAAAGCTTTCAGGGATATTTGAACCAGTGACACTGGAAGTTAAAAACTATAGGAGCTATAAGGAAGAAAGTTTTGATTTTAGCAAAGTAAATTTCGCCACTGTAAATGGTCCTAATGGTATTGGAAAAAGTTCCTTCTTCATGGATGCAATTTCTGATTGTTTATATGAGGAACCAAGAGAAGGGGAGCTTACAGGGTGGATAAATAATGGTGAAAATGTAAGATCAGGATCTATTACATTTTCATTCTTAATGGGAGCTGATAAATGGAGAGTAATAAGGACCAGGGCGAAAGCAGGGAAGACTACCCTTGCACTTCAAAAATGGCATAAAAATAAATGGGAGGACCATTCGGAAAACAAAAAAGATGATACCCAAAAGAAGATAGTAAATCTTTTAGGAATGGACTCCATGACATTTAAAAGCTGTGCCCTTATAATGCAGGACCAATACGGATTATTTCTGGAAGCAGATAAGACGGAACGTATGCAGGTGCTAGGTAATATTCTAGGTTTAAGTGTATATGATAGGCTTCATGAACTGGTAAAGGATAAATTGAGGGTGCATAACAGAGAAGTTGAAAAGCTTAGAAGCAGTATTGAGATACTTACTGAAAAGTTAAGCATGAAGAATGAGACAGAGCAGCAATTAAAAGAATATGAATTAAAAAAGTCAGAAATTTCAGATAAGATTTTACAGGGAGAAAAGAAAGCCCAGGACCTGGAAGAAAATCTTAAGAAATTTAATATATTGGATGTAAAGATTAAAGCCCTTACAGATAAGATAGTCGCCTTAGACAATGGAATAAACATTAAGAAAGATGAAATATCTACCTTGGAATTTGAAGTAGATGAAGCTCAAAAGATAGTTGATAAGGAGGATATAATCCTAGCTAAAATCAAAGAATATGAGGAAGCTAAGGAGAGTATAGCAGTCCTTAATGTTCAAAAAATAGAGTTTGAACAGGCTAAAATTCAACTAGGCGAAGTTAAAAATAATATATGTGAGCTTCAGAAAAAAAGTTATATCAATGATGTAGACATAGAAAACTTAAAAGTCGAACTTAAAAATAAAAATGAGCTTGAAAAAGAAGTTTCCAATCTAACTAAACTAGAAGAAAAACTAGCAGGTTTAGATAAAATGAGGACAAAAAAAGAAGAATCATTACAGAAAGCTCAAAAATTAAAACAAAAAGTTCTGCTTTTAGAAAGTGAATATGAAAAGAAAACAGATAAAATTCAGGAACAAATTTTTAATTGTAAAAAGAAAGCCAAATTGATTAATGATAGTAATTGTCCAGTCAATAATCCTTCATGTAACTTTTTAAAAGATGCGTTAGAAGCTAAGAATAAAATTCCTGAATTAGAAAAACAGTTAAAGAAATTTGACTATTCAGAGGTTGAAAAGGCTGATATGGACTTTCAACAGGCAAAAATGGTTTATAGTCATTTTGATTATAATTCTAAACTCCATGAGGAAACTAAAAAAGAATTTGAAGTTTTAAGAAAGAAAAAAGAGCAGTTATTAAGTTTACAAGGCAAAAATGAACTTCTTGAAAATAGCATGAAGCAAAGAGAAGATATTGACGCAAGGATTGAAGAATTGGAAATAAAGAGAGTTGAACTTGATTTAAAGATTCAGAATTTCAAAACAGGAATGGAGCTTCTTAGTAAGCTAGAAAAGGAATTACCAGTATTGGAGCATTGGTATAAAGGTAAGGATGAACTTCCAAAAGCTAAACAAATTCTTGAAAGTTCAATTGAAAGAATAGGTATCCTAAAAACTGACATTGAAAAAACCAATACAAACATAAAAGCTATTGAAGCTGACAGGGATAAATTGGCTGTCGAAAGAGCCTACCTTGATGGCATAGAGGAATTATTGAGGGATGCAAAATCAAATATTGCATCATTGCAGACTGGCAAAAGTGATATTGATTTCAATATTGGTGCCTATAAATCTAAACTTGATGAACTTAAAAATTATGAAGTTGAGAGAAAAGAAAAAACAACTCAATTAGCAAAGTTGGCAAGGGTAGTATCTCAATTAAATATATTGGTTCAGGCTTTCTCTATAGATGGTATTCCGTTTCAGATAGTCAGGTCTGTAGTGGATGAATTAAGTGCCAAGAGCAATGAAATATTAAGCCAAATGACCGGAGGAAAAATGTCCATTGAGTTTAAGATGGATAAGGTTCTTAAAAATAAAAAAGAAGTCAATGCCCTTGAAATATGGATAAATGACTATCAGAGGGGAACTATGCCATATTTAAGCAGGTCGGGAGGACAGAAGGTAAAGGCAGCTCTTTCGGTGGCTTTTGCACTTGCAGATTTAAAGGCTAATAGGGCAGGAATACAGTTAGGTATGTTATTTATTGACGAAGCTCCTTTTTTAGATATAGAAGGCGTTCAGGCATATTGTGATGCATTAGAAACAATCCATGAGAGATATTCAGATATGAGACTTTTGGCCATATCTCATGATCCAACTTTCAAAGGTAGGTTTCCTCAGTCTATAGATGTTATTGATTCAGGTGAACAGGGTAGCAAGATTATTTTTAATGAATAAAGTTGGTGAGGTGGTTTGAGCTATAAACTAGGAGAACGATTTAGAGTATTTACTAAAAAGCCAGGAGGAAAATGGAGGAGTCAAGAGCTTGAGTTTGTAAGTGAGTCTCCCTATTCCATAAAGTTTACCAATGGTAAATATCCAATAACTATAAATAAGTATGAAATTAAAACTAAAACTGCAAAAATCGAGAGAATCGAAAGTGAGGGGAATAATATGGCAATTAGCAAGGAAACTAACGAAGCCAAGAATGTAAAAACAGATGACAATACTGAAAATCAAAATAAAAAGGCAGTTAAAAATACAGACAAACCTATTTCAAGGGTCATGCCTAAAGGTGTAGTATTGCAGCCTATGGAGCTTAAAGGAAAATTAATGGATTACAAGATGTATGAAAATGGTAATGGCTTCACCATGAAAAGACCTAACGGAACAACGGTTATGCCGATAGAGTTCTCGGAAGTTCAGGACCTTATAAAAGAACTTCAGGAAATTGGCAGGGTAGGTGAGGTGAAATGAACAGAACTGTTTTAATAGGCAGGCTCACAAAAGATCCTGAATTGAAATTTACTCCAAGCAACGGAACTGCAGTTACAACTTTCACATTGGCCATAAATAGAAGATTTTCTAAGGATGGACAACAGGAAGCTGATTTCATTCCAATAGTTGTATGGGGCAAAATCGCTGAAAGTTCTGCTAACTATTTAACCAAGGGTAAACTTGCAGGTGTTGCAGGGAGAATTCAGACCAGAAGTTATGAAGCTAAGGACGGTACCATGAGATATGTAACTGAAGTGGTAGCAGATGAAGTCCAGTTCCTTGAATAGGGCGATAAAAAGCAGGGACAGGCACCTCAACAGGGTAATGATGGCGACGGTTATACAGAGGTAATAGGGGACGAAGGGGATATACCGTTCCAATAAATGGAAAAAAGGTGATTATTTTGAAACTAAAACTAATGGTACTTAGAAAATTAGTAGACCGCAAGGGTAATAAAATAGACCACAGGACAATGACTTGGGAGGATTGGAAGGATAAAGTTTTGGAGGAGGCAGGAGAGTTGTGTGAAGCTCTCTCCTCTGGAGATAAGAAAAAGATAATGGAAGAAGTGCTGGATGTTATTCAAGTGGGTATTGGGATTCTGGCCAAGCTTTTTAGAGAGAATTTTGACATAGTTCAGGGGTTTCATAGGCATAATAAGAAGCTCGTGGATAGGGGCTGTGAGGCTTGTGCAGAGGTTAATTTTAATGCGAGTAGGAAGTAGGTGTAACTTATATGAGAAAATTAACAATCGTATTTAAAGATAATTCACAAGTGAAATATACAATAAGGGATTCTGTAGATTGGAAGCCTTACTTTAAAAGACATGCTAAAAGCAGTATGAAAAGTGCTGTACTGCAGCAGTACCCTAAGAGGGATAATGAACCAATAATTTTAGTTTAGTAGGAAGTAAAACGTAAAGTGAAAATAATGTGACTTTGAAAGGAGAAGAGGGCAATGAGTGATTATTGGTTAATATACATCCATACTGATATATTAGATTCTCCAAGAGCAAAATGTTTTTATGATGTTGAAGAAATTCAACCTTGGATAGATGAACAAAAAAATATTAAGGTTTTAGATTGTGTTCCATGTTCAGAAGAAAATGAGAAAGAGTAAGGTCGCTGATGGCGAACATCCAGGAGGTGAGAAAGTTGAAAGTCTTAAAATGGCTAGGAGCTAAATGGAGTATAGCAGATAAAATAATTGAATTGATGCCTAAGCATAAGATTTATTTGGAACCTTTCTTCGGGTCTGGTGCTGTATTTTTTCAAAGACTCCATGTAACACTGAGGTCCTAAATGATTTAGACGGTGAAGTTATTAACCTTTTTAGGTGTGTTAGAAATAAATCTGAAGAGCTGGCCAAACTAATTTATTTTACTCCATATAGTAGAGAAGAATATAAGGAATCTTATAATCGTTCCGGAAATGATATTGAAATGGCTAGACAGTTTTTAGTAAGGGCAAATATGGCTAGAGCTGGTATGCAATATTATTCCTCTAGTTGGAGACATGCAGGACCAGTATTGGGAGCAACATGTAACCAAAGAGTCATAGGGGACTGGAATAAGATTCCTCAGAGAATATTAGATGTAGCTGTGAGATTAAAAGATGCGGAAATAGAAAATACAGATGCATTAGAGTTAATAAAAAAATATAACAGGAAGGATTGCTTAATATATGTGGACCCACCATATTTATTAAGCACAAGGAGACAAAGATATTATAATGTGGAAATGACTGGGGATAAGGAGCATGAGGAATTAATAAAAGTATTAAAAAAACATTTAGGTACTGTAATGCTTAGTGGATATAATTCGGATTTGTATAATGATTTATTACATGATTGGGATACAACTGAAATTAAAACTAATGCAGAACAAGGAAAAGAAAGAACAGAAGTAATTTGGACAAATTTTGAATTGCCTAATCAAATTTCATTGTTTGGGTAGATTGCAACGCAGAGAATATATAAAGGGGTGGGTTTGGATGATAATAGAAGGTCGAATAGCACGTTGCAAAGAATGTGGAAAAGAATTAAATGAACATGATGAAATAGACTGCTACTTCCCATATTTTACAGAAAATAATTTATGTCAAGATTGTAAAGTTAATGATGCGAAAGGCAAACGTAAATCTGAATGGGAAAAAGAAACAAAGGAAATAAAACCTACTGAAAATACTATAGAAATGGATATTGCAAAACAATTAGTGGAGGATTTAAGGCTTTGTGAGAACCAAGGAGGTCAAAATATAAAACTTAATAATAATAACCAATACGCAGTTGGATATTGGATAGGAATGAAAAGAGAAGTAATGTCTTTGATTGCAACATCTCCAATATCTAAACAAGCATGGCAAGCAGCAGGATTAACCTTTGATGAAATGGAAATGTGCAATCTTGAAATTATAGGTTAATATCTTGATTTAAATATTTTATATGAGGAGGTTGTACATCGTTGATTACAGTGTGTATAAACAAAGAATATTTCATATGTATTGGTTACAGAAGATGGTTTTCTCCTTTAAAGAATAGAATTGTTTATTTTTAAGTAAATGAAAATGATAAAAAGGTGGTAATTACATTGTTTATTAAATGGTTATTGTCTAAAATGCTCAAAAAAAATATATTGTTGGAACTGACTTAAGTAATGGTAATGATTTTAGTTGTAACATTGTTGGGTATATTGATAAAAATGGAAAAATCCAGATAACAAAGCAAGAAATATTTTAGTAAATGATTTGAAATTATTGCTAAAAATCAAAAGGAGATTGAGATGGGATTATCAATGTTAATATCTAAAAAAGAAGGGCAAAAGATATGTCCTGACGATTATAAGGTAGGTTGGCTAATGAAAGATGGCACTCAAGGATATTGGATGATTTGGGGAAGTTGCAAGGACTTAAAAACAGCTCTAAGTTGTGCTAGAGATACTATCAAACAAAAAGGAAAGAGAGACGTATATCTTTCAAGCATACCTTTAGATAAACATTTAACGCTAGAGCAGATTTTAAATTTAGAAAATATAACACTAAGTTTTAGATAGTTCATAATGCAAATACTTTGTAATAAAAACTCATACCAGGGATTTAAATATCCCTGGTATGAAATGAGAAGTAATTATCGGAAAGTAAAACTAATATGGAGAATAAAATATTAATTAAAATTGCCCTAATAAACAGTATGTCCAAAGTTGGATTTATTATACAGGGAGTTTAAAGAAGGTGAAAAGATGTTAACAGAAATAAAATGCAAGACATGTACCCATTACAGAGAAAATCCAGAATATGACTGTTACAAAAATGATCAGGCAGATTTGTGCTTTTGCAAGATAGAGAGTGATTTTTGGGAAGGAGATATATGGGCAGCATCGGAAAGGACAATATATTGTCTGGATTATAAAAGAAGTCAAAGCAGAATTGATGGACAACTTGGAAAAAAGGTTGCAGAAGCTATAATAAAAGGCTTTGAAGAAGGAAAAAGAATTCCTAAAAGTTTAATTTTATTAAAGTTTAAAAGAGTAAAAGAAATAGTCGTGGCTGTACTTCAATTTATTTCAGAATGTTTACTGTTAGGTATGTGTGTATCAGGTGTTATGGTAAGTGCAGTGCTTGTAATATTGGAGGATTCATATGGGATGAGACTTCTATGGGTGTTACTGTCTGGAGCTATAATATATCTTTTAATTGTATTGATAATGTCTGTAACGAATAAATGGAAAAAGGTGAGTAGATAGCTAAAATAGTAGAGTGTAAGGACTTTAATTGTGAAAATTATAAGGATGGCAAATGTACTTTAGAAAAAGTAAGGATGGTTGTGATAGAAAATGAGTTGGTATGTGAGGATGCTAATGAGCCTACAAATGCAGGAATAACTTATATTTAGATTCCTAATTCAAGATTACGGGAGGAGTAAAATTTATGAAATACACTGTTGAAATAACACCAGAAAAAATGGTTAAAAAATTTATAGATGATAATGGAAAAGAATATATAAATACATGGATTGCGAAAGGTCCGGGTCATATTGGAACATTAGAGAAAGCTATGGATGATCAGATGGATGATGCAAATAAATTCAGTGAAGAGTTACTGCAAGCAATATACGATGAGGATTTGGGCGATATCTGGAGAGAAGTAAGAAATTCACGTATCAAGGAGGGATTACATGGAAACATTGATAACTGAAAAATACATTGATGTAACTAAACATTGCAAGGAGAGGTATGTGGAAAGGGTTAAGGGAATAACTAATAGCTTTGATGTCAGAAATTATGTGTTAACGAATAATGACAGGATAGTGCGAGATATAAATAAGATATTTACTTATTCAGAGTTTTTAACGGAAGACCGGCTTGGAGGAGATGGGACTATCCAAAGGTTTTATATAAAAGATGATATATTGCTTGTTTTAAGACGTGATGAATCAGTAGTTATTACCCTCATTAAAATTGATTATGGATTCCCTGAAAAAATAAACAGAGGAATTGTCAAAGAGCTGCTGGAAGAAATAAATTTATTAAAAGAAGACTTGCAGGAAAGTGAAAAGGCCATAGTTTCTTATATAAACGTCAGGAATTTAGAGAAAGAACGGATTTTAAATAAAGTTGAACTTCTTAAGGGACAAATAAAAGAAATTGATATGGATATAGAAGGAAAGAGGAAAAGTATTAATATGCCAAAGCTCCAAATAAAAAAATACGTGAATATGATATATAATTCCTATGAATTAAGAAGGGATATAGAGCAGTTAAATGGGTAGGTGGTGATTAAAATGATTAGTGATGAAGATAAAATTAAAATGTTTGAAATGAGAGTAAAAGGCTGCAGTCTACGAACCATAGGGAATGAATTTAATGTATCGCATGAATATGTAAGGCGGATATTGAAAGATGCATGTAATAAAGGTGCATTAATAAAAAGAGAATGTAAGGGTATGGTATATCCTAATATTGCTAAATGGCTAATGGAAAATGATGTATCAGTCAGTGAACTAGGTAAAATGTCAGGCGAAAGTCCAATTAGGTTGAGACATATATTAAGTGGAAAAAATATAAATAGCTTTACAATAGATGAAATTAGAAAGATTTTAGAAGTAACAGGCATGACTTTTAAAGAGGCTTTTAGGTTAGATGATTCCGTCTTGGAAGATTGTAAGGCAGGTGATTAAATGCAGGTTCAATATAGATTTTCGGATTCAGAAATTAGCAAACTTTTAAAGGAAAATTTTATGATCATTTATGATACCAGAGAGCAAAAGAATCAGCATATTCTAGACTTTTTAGACAAGAAAAAAATCAAATATAAAAAGAAGAAAATTGATGAAGGTGACTATACAGCAATTATTACTGCAAGGCCAGACATGGGTATATCCAGGGATTTATATTTCAACGTTGCAGTGGAAAGAAAAAATTCGGTTGATGAATTAGCGAGTAATTTAGGGGAAAAAAGAGAGGATTACAGAGATGATATAAGGCTTGAAAGAGAACTTAAAAGGGCACGACAAAAGGGTACCATGATTTATCTTGTAGTTGAAGATAAAAACGGTATGGAAAATATTGAGAAAGGTAATTATAGAAGCCAATATGGTTCAAAGGCTTTCGAGGCAAAATTGGCGAGTATAGAAGTAAATTATCTGAGAGGCATAAGGTTTGTAGATAAAAAGGATGCAGGGCGTACAATATTAAAATTGCTTTATTACTCTGTAATGGAAGCGTTAAAAGATAAAATGCAGGATATAAAGGCGGCAGAAGCCAATTAAAGGGGCTGTGAGGCGATGGATCATTCTTTAGCAGATATAAACTTGAAAGAACTTATAGAAAAAGAAACGGGTGAAAAATTTAATAGCCAAAATAAAATAAAATGCATGTTCCATCCAGATAAAAATCCTTCTTTAAGCATTAAATTTGATGGCAATAACAATAAATTTAAGTTTAAATGTTTTGGCTGTGGCGAGGGTGGAGATGCCATTGACTTTATCATGAAATACAGAAATATGGATTATATAGAAGCCAGGGAGTTTTTAGGCTTGCCAGTCGAAAAAACGGAATCTGAAAACCAAATGGAAAGAATAGAAAAATATATTCAATGGGAACTGGAGAATCGGAGAAAAGGACAAACCCTGCTTGGCACATTTCCCTTTGTAGACGATAAAGGCAATCCTATATATTTTAAAGCAAAATTCCAATTTCCAGATGGTAAAAAAAAGCTATCTTATTACCATATTGATGGGAAAAAAGTTATAAACAAAAGAAAAGGCGAAGAGCTTCCATATAATCTGCACAACGTAAAGAAAGGGATAAGGGAAGATAGCATAATCATTATATGTGAAGGCGAGAAAGATGCTAATATAATCAACAACACTCTAAAGAGCAGCAGATATGTTGCCACCAGTATAAAAGGTGTCAAAGATTTATTGGTATTTAGAAATGCATATTTATACATCTGTGGTGATACCGGAAAAGCTGGAGAAAAGTATATTAATTGGATAAAAGGGCAGCTGTTTAACTGTTCTACAGCTTTTAAAATTATTAATTTACCAGGCATTAAGGAACTTGGAAATAACAAAGATGTAAGTGACTGGCTGGAGGCCGGACATAACAGGGATGATTTACTTCAGGCTTTTAACAGGAGTCTGGATTTAAAAAATAAATATGAGTTGCAGCAGGATTACTTAGGAATATATAAAACAGTTTCTAAAAAAATTGAAGGCATAGAAACTGAAAAAAAAGTATATTTTACAAATTTTAGTATTGTAAATGCGGCAACCGTTAAATATGTAAATGAGGATACAGAAGGAGTCAAACTGGTTTTAAAAACATCTTTAGGAGGAACTTTTGAAAAAGATGATAACGTAAATGTCTTTGACGATGTTAAATCATTCAGAAACTTTTTAGGTTCTATGGATTTAGCATTTAAGGGAAGGATAGATGATTTGATGAATTTGAAAATGTGGGTAAATAAATATTTTGCCCTAGAAAAATTAGAAGTTTATTTAGGTACTAGATTTGTACTTAAAGACAACAAAGTAAGCTTAGTAACTCATAAGGGAGCAATAACACCAGATGGTATAAACACAAAAATAAAAAGTGTTGGAGGCACTGTCATTGACATTTTAAATGTTGAACACATAAATAAGGCAGAAATCACTGAGCTTCAAAAACATTTGTTTGAATTTGCACCATTAAAAATAAGTTATTCCATTATAGGTACTATAATCAATAATTTTGCCATAGCTCAGGCGATAGAGCTAGGAATTAATTTTCATCACCTACTATTGGCTGGAGAAAGTGGAGGAGGTAAAAGTACAATAATGGAAAATGTAATAGCCATGATTTTAAATTATCCTAAAGATGACATTAAATCCATAGGATTAATTACTCCCTTTGCGTTGCAGAAAAGTTTAAGTGACGGAAATTATTCGATTTTATTTGAAGAATTTAAACCAAGTGTAATGAACGATTATAAAAAAACAATGCTAAGTGAAATATTAAGGAATAGTTATGACAGGCATACAGTCGACAGAGGAAATAAAAATCTAAAAGATAATAAAATATTTTCACTTATAAGACCTATCATACTCGCAGGAGAAGAAACATATTTCAATGGAGAAAAAGCCTTAAACGAAAGATCCTGTATTGTTTATCTTTCAAAGAATCAAAGATTAAAAAAACATACAGAAGCCATGAAATGGATAAGTAGTAACCCTGGTATTTTAAATAAACTAGGTCGGAGCTTGATTGATATAGTCCTGAATATGTCTGTAGAGGAATATAAAAATCTTAGAAATATTGAAGCCAGTAAAATCAAGGGATTAAAAGATAGGCCATTAAATACAGCTGTTAATATCTGTACGGGCATTGCCATATTAAACAAGTTACTTAATAATTTTGGATTGGTGGAGATGGAAGGATACTATTCTTTAGTGGTGGATAATATCAAAACTGAAATTTTAGATAATCGGGAAGATTCTCTTTCAGAAGTTGAAAAAATATTGAAGCTTTATGACCAGATAATAGAAGATAATAGAATTTCAGATGCTGCACTTAAATATGCCTTATATCATAAAGATGGAGAAGTATATATAAGAACAAGCGAAATGTATAACCAAATATTAAATCACATGAAAAATATCGGAGATAAAAAGCCAACACTGGAATTAAAGGACTTTAAAAAACAGGCAAAAATGGCAGGATATTTATTAAAACCATCTGGAAAACTGATAACCATTGACAATAAACCTAAAAGATTTGATATGTATAATGCTGAAAAGCTTGAAAAATTAGAACTAAATTCGATAGCTCCTCCAGATGCAGTGGAAGATGAATGGGAGGAAGGGGAACAGCAGGTCATATATCCGAATAAATTTAAGAAGAAGAAATAGACATGAGTATAGGATAATAACAAAAACCATAAAAGTGTTATTAGAATGTTATTAAAAATGTTATTATCGGAATGGCTGTATATCTAGTTTTATATATAGTTATATATAGTTAATAACATAATAACATAAAAATATATTACGTACGTGTATGCATTCACATACGCATATAAAGATCAGTGGTTTATTTTTTAAAAAATGTTAGTTAGTTATTATCGTCTGTAAAGTGAGTAAAATCAATGCTTGTAGTAATAACATTGGACATCAATTTATGTTATTAAAAATGTTATTATCGGGAAAGAAGGTTGAAAATATGAAGTTTAATATAGATGAAATAAATAAAGATAGGATTGAACAAATAGAAGCAGATTTAATGAAAGAGTACCGTAAAGG